CTCGGTCTGGACAGGCTCGATCGGCGCATCCTCGATCAAGGCCTGGGTGAGCCCGAGCCCGCTTCGCTCCTGGAGGCCCAGGTAGAAGGAGGCATGGCCCTGGCTGTCGAGGTCGACGACGAGGAGGCGCTGGTCAGGCCAGATGTCTGCGAGGCCCACGGCGACGTGCACGGCGGTCGTGGTCTTCCCCACGCCCCCTTTCTCTGCTGCGACGGCGATGATCATGGTTCACTTATCCTTGTGGTGAAAGGTCTCGGAAGACGAAGAAGGGAAGGAGCACTCCTGCCGCGGTGACGAGCGCCCCTGACACGACGATCGAGGGCTCCTTGAGCTTGATTCCTGTGGCGACGAGCCCACCTCCCATGCTGCCTGCAACAAGACCTGTGGCCATGGATACGGGGCGCGCATCCTTGTTGTCCCCCACCGCCAGGGCACCACCGAGTAGACCGAGTGCGGCGAGCCCGAAGACCGCGCCGGCCGTCTCGCTCGAGCTCGAAGACTCCTCCTCTTCAAACTTTGGGGCCTGATTCTGGCGCAACCCTGCGACCTCGGCCTCGAGGCTTGCGATACGCCCCGTCATCACGACGAGCTCTGGAGTAGGAGGTGCGGCGGCCTCGCCCACCTGGCTGACCTCGGGCTCGATGGGGGCGGATGGTCGCTCGCTGATGGCCTTCGAGATCGTGCGCGCGTTCGCAGTGATCATGTAGGCGAGCGGCACGGCCTCCTTCTGCGTGATACGCTCACGCGCAGATTGGGCCCACGCTGGGGAGCTCGTGCACACGGTGATGAGCATCGCCATGCAGAGCGCGCGTCTCAGTGTGGTCAGTAGTTGCATGATCCCATCCTCTTTTGCGTCACGTCCATGGTGCGCAGCTCACGCGCTGAGTCATTGCCACACAGGCGCCCCTCGTCCATCCCGGTCATCTTGCCCCCCACGAACTCACCAATGTAGTGCGCGCATGCGGTATCATGGTCCCAGATCAAAAACTCGATGCCGCCCTTTTTGCAGGCATAGAAGGGTGCCCCCATGGCCTTGATCGCGCTCTCCTTCGAGATGCCCACGAACATCGCCATGCGAGGATCGGGACGCGAGGCGAGCTCTCCGTCTCTCTTGTGTTTCTCGCGCAGCATCGTGTTCGTGTGTTCAAGCTTCTGCGCGTCGAGCTCGCGTTGAAACGCGAGCCCTTTGCGAGCGTGTTCGGCGCGTTCATTGAGCGCCGCCGCGCGCCTTGCTCCTGCCCCATCATCTCTTTTGGCCATGGCCAACGCGAGAGGCACCATGAGCAGCCCGACAAGACCAAGCGCCCCAAACACATACAGGGTGATGCGCTGGTTCTTCTTCTTGCGGCCCTCGGGGGAGAGTTGGCCGTGCATATAGGGTTCATGTGACATGAGACAAAGGTGTCCTGCACAACCAGAGCTTGTTGCCTTGAGCAAGCCCTCGCGTTAAAATAATCAAAGTGTAATGAAGAGGTTAGGAGTTTGCGACGCGCTCGGAGATGTGCTGACCGTTTCGATACCACTCGAGCAGGGTCTCAGGCGTCAAGTTCAGCTTCTCGATGAACTCGAGCACAGTCTGCTCTGGCGCATATCCCGAACGCTCCATGTTCGAAATGCTGACCCGGGAGCACCCCACGCGCTTGCTGAAGGCGTCCTGGTTCAAACCCAGGAAACCTCGCAGGGCGATGAGCGCCTGAATCAACTCTCTGTTTGTGTCACTCATGCTCTTCCTTGATGAACCGACATGGCTCTCGTGTACGTGGGATGAATAGTAAAATCGTCACGACAAAATGACAACACACTCTGTCAAAACAAGCTGTTTTCACAATATTACGACACCATAGGTCTGAACGCATGTTCAATCGATCCATACATTCGATCGTCATGAGATCGATCATAGGGATCCAGTGATGCGATCGTCAATTCAAAGTGTTAAATCATATTGTTTTTACAAAATGTATTGACAGGATGTGGAAGGGCTCTAGAATTTGAAGAGTCGAAGCAAGACACCACCTCTGTATCGATTCCCCACAAGATCACTCTGAAGCTCACGACGAGCCTCCTCACCCACCGGCCGGAGAAGAAGCCATGCACACCCAACTCTCAGAAGCGTACGTCTTTCACATCAACTGTCTGCGCAACATGCACTCCACCCATCCTCGCTTCAGGGAGCGCCTCCTGTCTGGCGCGCTCGGGAGCGTCATGGCGCTCGAGCACAGCGAGCAGCAGCGCGACATCGACGACCTGATCATGACCTGCCTGCTCGCCGTGGACGCCTACCAGGAGCTCGCCGATGACGTGAGCGCGATGAAGGCCGAGTGCCGAAAGCGCATGAGAGGCAACGAGGTCGTGGACATCAATCGGGCAGGGCGCGAGCTGGCCGCGTTCGATGAGCAGCTCACGCTCGTGCTCACCCAGCGCGACAGGGTGCACGAGCTCTTCAGGAAGCTTGAGGAGATCATCAGGCGTACCCAACCCTCACTCCCTGGCATGACCGTCCAGGGTGGCCAGTTCGTCGAGCTCTCCCCGCGCCCGGCCTGATTGCTTCTTCCCAGGACGTTCTCCCATCCCCCCTTACTCGAGGACACCACACCATGACCAAGCACTTGACCGCCCTGCACACGCACTTCCACGTGTTCGCCGAGGACGACCTCGACCTGGTCGATGAGGTCTCCCCGCTCGAGCTTGGCGAGGTGCTCGCCCGACTCGCCACACAGGACACCCCGCTCACCCCTGAGCAGTCCGCACACCTTCGCGCCCAGGTGCCGCGTGAACTCGGTGAGGCCCATGACAGGGACTCGAGAGCCTGCATCTGGCGCATGGACGTGCAGGACGCCCACGGCAACCCCGCACACCTCACGATCCGCATCCCGCACGAGCAGGGCGCGCCAGTGACGCTCGGGTTCGTGCCGCCCGGGGAGGGCACATGGATCGACGAGCGCTTTAGCCAGGAGGTGCCGGGTGTGCTCGAGCCCACACGCGCCCATGACCCGACAGGCGGCAAGGCCATCGCCGCCAAACTCCTCGCTCAGCTCAAATAAACTCTCCCTCTCCACACAGGACACTTCTCATGCGCACACCACAAAGCCCAAGCTGTACGCCGTGCTCGTCATCCCTCTGCATCGACGACTTGAAGGCGGGTCGCATCACGCTCGAGGAGGGCGCGCTCATCAGCGAGGTGGGGCGCACGCCCTTCGATGACCAGGACGTGGTGCAGTGGGGGGTGGGGAGGGTCTCTTCTTTGATCCTCGAAGGGGAGGACTACTCGGAGGATGGGAGCCCGTGCGTGGTGATCGTCGTGCACGTGACGCAGAGCGATTCCCCTGAGGATACGAGGTATTGGCTCTTCCCTACAGGTACACACGTTCACCTCATTAATAATTCGGGTTTTTGAGCAAATCAGCTTGACCCCGGATCCCCACCATGATCGAATGGATAAGGTCACCCAGATGACTCTGACGCCCTACACCAAGCGCACCCTCCGCCACGGTCACCTCGTGAGCACCGTGCAGCTCTCGCCCCGACGTTTCGAGACGCAGGTCTTTGCGCTCATCGACGGGGAGCCCGACTTCACGCACGTGTGCGAGGAGTGTGTGGGGCTCACGTTGACCGAGGCGCGACACCAACACGGCACGATCCTCTACCGCCTGAGGCGCGCACACGAGCAGGGCATCGCCCCCTATGGAGACAAGGCAGCATGACGACGCTCTACACACACGAAGATCGCGACGGCGATGAGGTCGAGCTCGAGCTTGATATGGGAGAGCTCTTCCTCCATGTGAACAGCAAGAGTGATGAATTCACCACATCCGCCTTGATCGAGGATGAGGCACAAGCCCGTGGGCTCGCCAGCGCGCTCGGCGCCCACTTTGGCTACGAGGTGCTCTTTCGCCCCGTGACGCACGACCCTGTGACCTTCACAGGAGAGGGAGACTCGATGCTCGTCTTCGAGCTGCTCGAGTCAGAGCACACCTTTGTGCTGTTGATTCGCGGGACTGGAAACACCTCCGGGCTCGATGCGCGTGCCGCGCACATGCTCAAGGGCTTCATCACCCACGTGTCATCTGGGCAGGTGTTCTCCCGCTTTGGCGTCATGCTCGATGGGTTCGGTGGCACGAGCCTGCTCGAGCTCGAGGTGGATCACACGCACGTGACCCTGAAGCTTGGTGGCTCGAAGCCCGTCCAGGCGCACGTCTCTGAGCTCGACGAGCTCATCCCGCTCATCGAGCGCGGCCTGTTCGACCTCGCACACAAAGAAGAAAAATAGACCCCCACCCCCCTCTGCACTCACCTGACGAGTTTGTCACCATGGCCCGCTCACGCGATGACCTGAACCCCGCTGCACGACGCGCGCTCAAAGACCACCCTGGCTTGTTCGAGGGCGTGCTCCTCGGAGAGAGCCTCGACTCGATCGCGCGCCAGTACGACCTCGACGCGAGGATCACCTTGCGCGCCTACTTGCTCTACCGCGAGCAGCTCGTCGAGGAAGAACGCGCGAGGCTCGCCCTGGCGCTCATGCCCGAGACCGAAGAACAGGCCGCCGAGCGCCTCGCCCTGTTCAAGGGGCAGGGTGTGGCGCCGCAGCGCATGATGGATGAGAGGCGCCATCGCGAGCTCGAGGCGCGCCTTGGCGATGAAGCAGGTGAGAGACCCTGGGAGAGGTGGATGAGCCGACTCGCGCTCAGCACCATGCTCGAGATCACCGCAGGGCAGCTCAATTATCGTTTCGCCAACTGGCCGCACTACCACAAGAGGCCCGCCACCCCCGAGGAGATGGAGGAGCACGGCGATGCGCTCGTGTGCCGCGTGATAGGGGGAGAGCCTCACAGTGCCAAATCGTACCAGAGACAACCCGTGCCACGACGCACATGACAAGGAGGTCATTCATGCTCACGCTCACACGAAAATCAGGCGAGGTCATCGTCATCACGCTCGAGGACGGGCGCCAGATCGAGGTGGTCGTCAAGGAGATCCGAAGAAACCAGGTCAGGCTCGGCATCGAAGCGCCACGCTCCTGCATGATCCACAGAGAGGAGCAGCTCGCCGAAGAGCCCGCTCCCCTCGAGCCTGTCCAAGTCGAGGAGCTCGACGAGCAAGAAGAGCTCCCCTACGAGCCATGCCGCGTGCTCTCGAGGGGGCGCCGATGAGTGCCGAACACTGTGCGCTGCGCGCCGCCAATGAGGTGTTCGAGCCGAGCTGGACCGAGCGCCTGATGGCGCTGTGGCGACGCCTTTGTCGCAAGGAGGATGTGCTGTGATGAGCTGTGATCTGACTCGACTCGACGACTATCACCACCTGGTCGTGCTCCCGGAGCGCCAGGGCGTGGTCATGATGCACTCCTCTCGCGAGCCTGACATTCTGGTGTGCTGCCATGAAGACGACCTTATCAGGGTGACCTCTCAGGTTGCATCGGGAGGTGTCGTGCTCGAGGGCGAGTCGTCAGACTTCATCGCCCGCATCAAGGCAGCTGGTGAGCTTGGCCGCCACAGCAGGAAGGGCGAGGCGAGCTACGAGGCTGCCGTCTCATGGAACAAGGCGCCCGCGCTGTGCTGGGACAGCGTGGAGACCGGCGATGACCTGAAGATGATGGCGCGTCAGGCTCGAGAAGAGCTCTGTCATGAGCGCCGCAAGCCCGAACGCTTGAGAAACCTCGAGAGAGAGGAAGAGCTCAGGATCGACGCGCTCCACTGCCTTCAGCTCGCCGAGGAGTTCAACAGGAATGAGCCCTGGGACGAGCAGGAGTTCTTCTTCGACCGGGTCAAGCACCTGTATGGCGTCGAGGAGCTGCCCGAGCGCTTTGCCGAGGTGGGGGTCCATCGCACCGAGCATTGCACCTGGATCCTCAGGGTGCTCCAGCGCACAGCTCACCTGATCAAGCTCCATGAGCACTACCAGCAACGAGCGACTCGCTATGCATGACACCGCACGACTTGTGCAGATCCGCCTGCGCCATGATGAGCTCGCGCTCACCTTGAAGCGTCTCGCTGACCGATACGGGTGCCGCCCGAGCAGGACACAGCGCGTCTTCGATGAGGTGTGGAGCTGGGGGCGCCAGGCGCACGAGGACTACACACAGAGCGCGCAGCATGCGCACGAACTTGGAGACGAAGACACATGGGAATGAGGATCATCTACCATGACGTGCCTGGCCCTGAGGCCTTCGAGGAGATGCACGAGGTGCTCGACACCATGCACACGCGCTACCCCAGGGAGCGCCGCAGGCCTGGATTCGCGGGTGCGGTGGCGTTCGCGGGAGGGACGTGGAAGTGGCTTGCTTACTACACGAAGACGGCGCTGGTGATCCGGTGTGAGGGGGAGGTGCAGACGTGAGACGCGCGATCCTCCTCTTCGCCCTGTGTGCCCTCCTCGGGACGGCCATGCTCCTCGTGGGCTGGCTCGTGACCGTGCCGGACCCTTTTGACCCTGCCCAGATGAAGCGTGAGTGGTTCCTGATGGGGGCTGCGATGTGGGGGATGGGGGGATTTCATCTTTTGACTGAATGGATTCTGGAGAAAACCCATGTCGAGTGAACAACAAAAACGCGTCGCGTCCGCACAATCCATCGCCACACGCCTGACGTTCGTGTCCTATGACGCCATCGCCGGTGTCATCACGCTGAGCAACCAGGGCTGCCCTGTCTGGGTAGGCGCGCTCCCTGGCGGGATGGTGGGGGTGTGGGGAGACTATGGCACCGCGATGTTCCGCATGCACAGCTTGACCCACCCTCTCACCGCCCTGAAGTGGGGCGCCACCATGGGAGAGGGCTACCTCGAGGAGAAGTACCGGATCGGGATGGGCGAGGCCTCTGATGAGTTCCACATCGACACGGCGTTCGAGGAGCTCGAGGAGTTCGTCAGGGATTGCTGCCACGAGGAGATGGAGGAGATGCTCGAGCAGGGCGGTGAGCTGCCTCGCTACATCCAGCGCATCAACGAGGTGCGTGAAGAGTTTGACTCGGAGACCACGCAAGGCGAGTTCATCAGCAAGCTCGGTGAGCACTACGATCCCGAAGCGTTCTATTGCATGGGCGAGGTGACACGTCAGCGCGTGCTCAATGCGGGTGTCATCATGCGCCGTGCCTGGGAGCTTCTGCTCGCGCACGAACCCACCGTGCAGCCGTCAGAGAGTGTCGTGCGTTTTGGCATGGCCCACGACGACGGCCACCCGATCGATGGGTGGCACGCCCACGAGCATGTGGACGACGCCATCGAGGAGTTCCTCGAGTGGTGTGAGCAGGGCCATGTGGAGGAGGAACGCATCAAGGCGCGCATCTACGTGTGCAGGATGGAGCGCCTGAGTGAGATCGATTTCGAGCGCGGATGGAAGAGCTCCATCGAAGACCTCGATGCGGATCCTGAATCATCATGGAGCGAGGCTGACGTCACGTTCAACGCACACACCAGGGCGCAGCTCGAGGCCCATCTCGAGACGTTCTCGAAGAGCGTCCACACGAACCTGTTCTTTCCCTCTTCGCGCTACATGACCATCGAAGTCGAACGCCAGGGCGAGGAGGAGTTCAAGGTGCACACGCCGCTCGAGATTCATCAGTGGGAAGTCTGGGAGAACGGGAGGGCGAAGCGTCATGAGTGGTAAGAAGAAGATCGAATACACAGTCGAGAGCGTGATCTCGCAGGAGTTTCTGCCGCTTGGTTTCAAGGTGCTCTCGGAGCTCGTGAAGCCTGGTGGACAGGGCGTGTGCAGAGGATGGCACACCCTAAGAGGTCCATACACGCCCGAGGTGTACTCAGAGATGGTCGCGCACTTCAAGCGCTTCGGGTGGGAGGTCGTTCATGAGAGCAAGGGCGAACAGATCGTGGCGCTCATCAGACGTGAGAGTCTGTTCCACATCATGATCGGTCCCGAGGGCGATGGGTTGGCCGCCGAGCTCGAGGTGTATGACACCTGTGCAGGGTTTGCGGCGATGCTCGCCGTCACGCACGGAATCGAACCTGTCTTCTGTGAGCCTCCCAGCACCATCGTTCACATCCAGGACACCCTCGAGACGCTCGGGGAGCTCGCCGCGCGCTACCCCACAGAGCGTTTCGGACAGCTGCTCCTGAACGCCCTGCGCAGCCACGCTAGGCCGTTCCCGTTCAATGACACGGATGCCTACGAGCGCAACATCAAGCTCTTCTCGCGGCTCTTCACGATGGGGGACAGGGAGATGCTCGACGCGATCCAGGGACGCCTCGAGGCACATCCTGATGGGGGCGCGTCATGAACTTCGACAGCGGACGATATGCCGAGGTGCGCGCGCTGTGCACCACACGTCAAGGGGCGCACTGGTGGGAGGCGGCATGGATGCACGCGCGACGCATCGAGGAGCCCGAGCAGCGCGCGCTCGCTACAGAGCACGTACAGGGTACGTTCGGTGAACACCTTGCTCAAGTGCAGGAGACAGGCGCGCCACGTCATCATGGCCAGCTCAGGGCCTATCACTTCACTCCGGAGCACTTTGTACAAGCTCAGATGATCTTCAAGGTGATGACCAGGCACCTGCGTGACTACGCCTTTTACATGCAGGCCGCAGCGAAAATGGGGCTCGGTGACAAGCTTCTCATCGAGTCGCGTGGAGAGGATACCGCACGCACCACCACACGCATCAACTCCACGCGTACACTTGACCTCCGGGGGAAAGGCACGCCGCGCTACCATGATCTTCACATCCCGCTCATCTTCAAGGTGCCGAGCGTGGTGTGCTTTCTGGGCACTGTGAACAACCTGTTCGCCTTCGACCTCCACCCCGACCACATCCATGTCTGGGCCAACCCCTACAGCTACCACACAGCTCATCTCGCTCAGGAGTTCGAGAGGCGTGAAGGGTTCAAGGTCAGTTGCCTGTCCGAGCATGAAGGTGCTGAATTGCCCATGCCTGCTGTGAAGTACGGGACTGATCTCGAGCGACACGCCAAGTGGTCCTCGTCCAAGTGCATGCTTACCGAGCGTCAGATCCTCGAGCGTGCATGGCTGCTCCACGAGCGTCATGATCACCTTTGGCCCGAGGAGCTCGTGAAGCGCGTGCTCGAGATGAGCTACCTCGATGATGAGCGCTTCGAGAAGTGGGTGGGACAATGAGCTCTCTCGACTACGCACAGCGATGGGCGGAGCAGGAGTCACGCTGGGTGAGCCACAGGCAGCTCTGTGACACCCGCGTCATCGAGGCGGCGCCCCTCCCCGAGGAGGATGCCAAGGCGTTCATCATGACCCACCACTACTCGGGCTCCTACCCTGCCGCGCGCTGCCGTGTGGGGATCTATGAGCGCGGCAAGCTCGTCGGGGTGTGCGTGTTTGGCATCCCCGCTGGCCCCACAGTCCTCGAGACGTGGACGGGGTTTGGCCAGGACGAGGCCGTGGAGCTCTCCAGGTTCGTGTTGCTCGACTCTGTGGGGTACAACGCCGAGAGCCATGCGTTGAAGCTCGCGCGCCGCGTCCTGCTCGAGCACCTCCCCGAGCTGCGCGCGCTCGTCTCCTTTTCTGACCCCGTGCCGCGCTACACGCTCACAGGCGCGTGCGTGCTCCCTGGCCACCAGGGCACCATCTACCAAGCCACCAATGGCGCCTACCTCGGGCGCACAACCCCACGCACGCTCTACCTCGATGCCGAGGGTCGCGTCATCTCGGCGCGTGCCATGCAGAAGGTCGCCCAACAACAACGCGGCCATGAGTACGCCGAGCGGCTTATCGTCGAGGCCGGGGCACCTCCCCGACGCGCTGGCGAGTGCCCGAAGGCGTGGCTCGCGCGCGCGAAGAGGTGCCTGCGCAAGATACGACATACGGGCAACCACGGCTATGTCTGGGGCTTGAAGCGAGGCGTGAGTTTTGCCTCGAAAGCGGCCTATCCCAAGCAGGTCGATCCGGTCCAACTCGGGCTTGTGGGGGTGTCTCGATGATGACCCAGGACACCATATTTTGTCGGCCTCCTTACGACGCACACATGCTCGAGCTTGAAGAGAAGGGGCTCGTGTACTGGCAGCCCATTCATCTCTGGCTCCCCGATGGCGGGGTGTGGAAATTGACACCACAGGGCGTCGACTTCTTTGCGCAGAGCGTCCCATGATCGGCTACGCATCACGCACAGGCACCAGGCGCAACCTGGACGCTTTGAGGGGAGCCGGGTGGCGCCTGCTCATCAGCGCCACGGGCGTGCACAGACACGAGGGATTCAGGTACGGCATCGACAATGGAGCCTGGACTGCATTTCAGGCGGGCGAGGACTGGGACACGCCCGCTTATCGTGGCCGCTTCGAGGCCCTGCTCATCACACATGGACAGGACGCAGACTGGATCGCAGTGCCAGACATTGTGGAGGGTGGGCTCGTCTCGCTCGCCGTGAGTTTGCGGTGGCTCGAGATGCTGCGCGAGGAGTTCCCCGCGCAGACCTTCCTCATCCCCGTGCAAGACGGGATGTGTGGTGAGGATCTCGACCCCTACTTGGATGCATGCACAGGCGTCTTCGTCGGGGGTTCGACCTCATGGAAAGAGCAAACCGCGCACATCTGGGGGGCGGTCTGTCGCAAGCATGACGCATGGCTCCATATCGGGCGTGTCAACTCCAGAAGGCGCATCAAGCTCTGCGCGCTCGCTGGAGCACATTCGTTCGATGGCACGAGCGTGAGTCGTTTTGCAAAGACTCTCCCGAGGCTCGACGCCGAGCGGCGTCAGCAATCCTTCGTCTTCAACTAAGAGAACCACCCACCCCCTCCCCACAGCACGGATTTTCATCATGGTACAGACGCACAAGAAGAAGACCCCCTACACCTGCCTGACGCTCTTCAGCGGCATCGGGGGAGGGGCGCTCGGGTTCCAGCAGGCGGGCTATGAACTCGTCGGGGGACTCGACTCCTGGGAAGAGGCGTGCATCGACTACGAGTACCTCACGGGCAGCAAGGCGCACCACGTGGACCTCGCCACGCTCGAGCCGCACGAGCTGCGCGCCCTGGTCGGCGCGCGCAGGCCTGATGTCCTGTTCACCTCGCCGCCCTGCAAGGCCTTCTCGGGCTGTCTGCCGCAGGCCAAGTCCAGGACCGCGAAGTACGTGGCGCTCTCGAGCCTCGCCGAGCGTGGCGTGTGGCTCGCGCTCGAGGCCTGGGACACTCCACCTCCCATCATCCTGATCGAGAACGTGCCTCGTATCCAGTCACGCGGGCGCAACTGGCTCGATGCCATCACGAGCTTGCTCCACGGCTATGGCTACGCGGTGACAGAGAGCACGCACGACTGCGGGGAGCTCGGTGGACTCGCGCAGAAGCGCAGGCGCTTTCTGATGATCGCCCGACACGTGCCTCAAGTCGGTGAGTTCGTCTATGAACCTCCAAAACAGGTGCTGCGGGGGGTGGGGGAGGTCTTCTCTCTGCTCCCTGTCCCTGTCCCAAAACAGGACGTGCAGCCGGGCGGGGTGATGCACACGCTCGGGAACCTCTCGGCGATGAACTGGCTTCGGCTCGCCCTCGTGCCAGCTGGCGGGGACTGGCGAGACTTGCCCGAGCGCGTCATGCTCCCTCACCGCGCCGCGCGCCAGAATGGGTGCTATGGGGTCGTGGGGTGGGAGGATGCGGCGCGCACGGTCGTGGGGCATGCCACGGTGCAGGCGGCGCGCTCGAACGTCGCAGACCCGAGGGTGACGTGTGTGAGGCGCCCGGGCAGCGAGGGCGTCACCTCCTGGGATGCCCCCTCGACCACCGTGATCGCACATGGGCGCCACTTCAATGGACCCTGGCAGGTGGCAGACCCCCGAATCACGTTCGCGCCGAGGAGCTCGTGCTACGGGGTGCAGGAGGAAGGCGAGCCTGCATGCACGGTCATCGGCCACGCCCACCACGACAAGGGACGCTACATCTTCGCCGATCCCCGTCTCACCTGCTCGCCACGCGCCACGGCCTACGGGGTGCAGTCCTTCGCGGAGAGCTCGGGGTGCATCGTCGGCCATGCATGCCATGACAACGGACGCTACGCGGTGGCTGATGAGCGCGACGTGATGCGCGCCACGCACGTCCTGCGCACGCGTGATGGCGAGATCTACCTCGAAGGCGAGCCGCTCGACCTGGAGAGCAGAAAGGCCATGCACCTCGTCATCGCGGCGCGCGATGGCACGTGGCACAGGCCGATGACGACGCTCGAGCTCGCCGCGTTGCAGAGCTTCCCGATGTGGCATCAGGGCGACTGGCTCAAGCTCCATGGCGAGAACAAGGCTGCATGGCGCCAGAAGATCGGGAACGCGGTGCCGCCGATGACGGCCAAGGCCATCGCCGAGACGATCGCGCGAAGCCTCGATGCCTCGCTTCACGGTGCGTTTCTGATGGCCGGTGAGCCCGTGTGGGTGCAGCCTGATGATGTGGCAGAAGAGGTACAGGTCGATGATGGACTTGAACAACGAGGTTGAAAATGAAGGACAGGATCAAGGTAAGCGTCGCGCGTGATTTCAGCAGGTTTCCGGGCGGCCGCTACAGGGCGCAGGGGGAGACGAGCGGCGAGGCGCTGCGTGATGATGTGCTCGTGCCTGCGCTCAAGGAGGCCGAGGTCGTGGAGGTGTACCTGGGCGATGTGCTCGGGCTTGGCGCGAGCTTCCTCGAGGAGGCGTTTGGCGGGCTCGTGCGACGTGGGGGATTCACCCAGGCCGAGCTCGATCGCAAGCTCGTGCTCAAGGGAGGTATCGACTCGGATCACGAGGACATCAGGAGTTACATCGCAGACGCAGATGCCATCAAAAGTGAGGAGCAGCTGTACGAGCTTGCTTTGCGTGAGGATCCATTCGAGCAGCCTGACCATGTCATGACGCAGAGTGAAGAGGGAAAGACAGGGATCTGCTCGATGAGCGGGCTCAAGTGTCCCTATTGCCTCGAGCGCCAGAGTTTCTTCGATGAGCCCATGGAGGGTGACTCGGATGTGGCGCGATACACCTGTGAATCATGCGAGCGAGAGTTCATGCTCGAGCTGTCATGGGGAGTCACGTGCTACAACACATGGAGGGCAACGTGACCACCTACACACAACGACGCGCCGATGCGGTCTATGCGTGGGCGCTTCGGCACGCCGAGGCACACTCTGCTCTGCTCGAGCGCCTCATCGATGGCGTCTATCGCACCTGTGATGTGGGCTGCGTAAGCTTCTCACTCGATCAGCGCAAGATCAGTGATGGCACAAACGAGTTCGAGCCGCTGCTCGAGGGGAGTGAGGTGCTGTCGTGGAAGCTCGTGTCCTCCTCGGATGTGCATGGGCCAGCAGAGCAAGCATGGCAACTCGTGCCAGCACATGCGGATGCGATCTGGTGTGCGCTACAGGACCATCCAAGCAGGAAGGAGACGTGATGGAGGCATGCATCATCAAGATTCCACCTTCGGCGATCTCCGAGTCGAGGTGCAGGCTTTGCGACAGAAACGACGATTCACTGGAATGGATTGTCGATGGTGAGGCCATATGTGATTGGTGTTGCGGTTTCATCATGGGTCCATATTACACGCCAGATCCTGATAAACTTCGCAACGCGATCGAGGAGAAGAGGAAGGAAGGACATGTCGAAGTGTCCTGGTTGGTCAGGCATGCTCATCCCTTCCACCGTGCTGGTCACAAGTGCGTTGCGAAGTGCTCGCTGTGTCAGCGCCTTGAGTTTGAGCATGATGAGAGGGCGAAGATGGTGTCGCAGTGGGATGGCTTGATAGCGGTAGACGACGCATTCAAACGTGCGCTCCGCAAGCTCGAAGCAGGAGGTGCGTGATGCCGATCGATGCTGAATGGAAGAGCCTCTACCCGGCAGACTGGGACGCCATCAGCCTCGCCGTGCGCGAGGATGCAGGCTGGGTGTGTGAGTGGTGCGACGTAGCGCAGGGGGCAAAGATAAAGCGCCCTGGTGACAAGACCACGATCGTCGTGCTCACCGTGGCACACCTCGACCATGACCCGAGGCACTGCGACAGGGAGAACCTGCGGGCACTCTGTCAGAAATGCCACATCAACTATGACAAACGCCCCGGACAGCAGCGAAAGCGGGAGATGCTTCGCGCCGAGGTGCTCCACGGGCAGACGAGCATGTTTGGAGAAGGCGCATGATCAAGCGAGTCAAAGAGATGACATTTGATGACGTGTTTCCCGGCATGGTCGGGATCAGTGAAGATATGACGCTCATGACCGAAGATGGAGTGGGGACACAGCGCGCTCGCCGAGAGGTGGGGATCTATGTGACGTTCGATGAGCGCCAGAGTCTCCCGGCAGAAGGTCTGGAGGAGCCCGAGATGAGGATGAGCACGCGTCAGACCATCCTGTCGAAGTTCCAGAAGAAGTTCCTTCGCGCCGAGGCGAGCCACATCGAGCCAGTGCGCCGTGTATGTGAGCCGTTCGATGTGCACATCGAGCAGCTTGATGCGCACATCCTTGGCCATGCCGGACGACGTGGCTGGGCGCTGATAAGCCCCTCGGCGCTCGCTCTCTATCATGATGAGGAGGACCCGTTCCCCATGCTCATCCTCGAGCATATGGGCAACCGAAGCGCGTGGATCGTGCACTCGATTGTGTATGTCGATGAGATGGAGGGTCGGGAGATGACCGCTGATGAGTTGCTCGCCGGTCTCGCTGGCGAGATTCGTGCCGCGCAGGATCGCGCTCGTCACGTGCCCCGGCCTGACTTCCGTATCGACTTTGGGTGGTACTGATGGACCGCATCAAACTCTGCGTGGCGGGCTCACGCCATCTTCACGACCAGGCGCGCGTCGAGCAGCTCATCGTGAAGGGCTTGCACGAGCTGGGCATCAACCCGAAGCTCGTGCACACGCTCATCAACGGCAAGTGCCCCTATGGCGGCGTGGATGCATGCGCTGAAACATGGGCGCGTCGCATGGGCATCCAGATCGAACTCTATCCGGGTCGAGGCGGCAAGGGTGGGTTCCCGGCGAGGAACAAGCAGATGGCGCAGCGCGCCACACACGCCATCCTCATCTACGCCGCGCATCACGCGTGCCGGGGCACGCAGGACATGCACACGCAATGGATAGGCGTGCACGGCGCCACGGCCGACAACATCATCACCTACACCATCGATGAAGAGGGCAGCGAGGTCGATCCATGAGCAACTACAGGAACCACAGAAGAGACGAACACCGGCGCACCGAGCATGGTCCGCGATGGGAGAGCGCTGACCCTGGCAAGGGCTGCAACTCCACGCATGTGGCGCGCTCGCGGCGCAAGTGGAGGACCAGGCGGCGCCGCCGTGAGAGACGACATGGGCTTGACGAGATCAACACATTGACGCATGAGGAAGAATAAGATGAACGCAGATAATTCCGATATATGGGGCGAGTTGCGAAGTGCGTGTGCTCATTCACAGAGCAAAGGCATGCTCATGCTCGCGCGTATCGACCGTATGGAGATCGAGGAAAGCGAGCGCAGACAACTCTATGCTTATGCCAGTGATCATGGCGTGGAGAGGCCAGGGCACATCCTGAGTTTCGTGCAATCCTGTAGCGAACGTCGCAATCCCAACTTCGACTTGGAGATGCTCGAGGACCTCCAGGACATCATGCGTTGGTGGCACGCCCATCATCGCATGACACATCCCGACTGCCTTGCTGTGCAGGCCTCCCATCAATATGGCGAGCGGCCTGATGGGGAGCGATGGCGCTATCACTTCAGGTTGGCCTTGCAGCCCACGTTCCCACGCATGTCAGACCAAAGGCTCAGGACGTATCATGATGACTACCCAACTCCTGATGCAATGGATGAGTGGTGGACGCATATCTTCAACGAGTGGGTGGTCGCACCACAGGGACAAATGAGAGGAGGACGCGCCGAGGTGTTCTTCTTCTGTGGCAAGTTTTTTCGCACGAGGCAGGCAAGATGAAGCTGATGATCGTGGGCGATGTGCATGCCCAATACAAGCACATGGAGCACGTCATCAGCTTGGCGCTCGAGCAGCTCGGGCCGGTCGACAGGATCGTGCAGGTGGGGGATTTTGGCTTCTACCCTTCTTATGTCAGGCGCCGCTGGCGCGACTTCGGGGTGCCCATGCACTTCATCCGCGGTAACCACGAGGAGCACGATCGCCTCCCCATCGATCAGGTTGCGACAGGCCCGATGGCCACCCCATGCGGTCCCTGGGAGTTCATCGGTGATGGCTATGTGGATGAGCACGAGGTGCTCCACATCGGCGGCGCGTGGAGCATCGATCGGCAGTACAGGCAGCTCATCGCGGTGCAGAAGCCGGACTTCATCGACGTGTGGCGGCCCACAGAGCAGATGAGCGAGGCGACGATCGAGCGGCTGTGGGGAGAGCTCAAAGGCCAGAGCTTTCGCGCGGTCATCACGCACGAAGCGCCCGAGTTCCTGTTTCCACAGCTCGTGACCACACGCGTCGAGGAGCCAAACCGCACGGCGGCTTTCCTCGAGCGGCTCGCGCGCTCCATCACGACCCCCACCTGGTGCTTTGGCCATCACCACAAGGGCCTGCACGTGCACCACGATGGCACGAGCTTCCACTGCATCGACATGCTCGGCGGCACAAGCTCGCCGGTCCACCTCCTGGAGATCTGACCATGATGTATGACTACCTCGACCTGCTCGGAGATGTGCTCGAGCACGGCACCCCATCAGATGACCGCACAGGGACGGGCACCCGCTCGATCTTTGGCGCGCAGCTGCGCTTCGACCTCGCGCAGGGCTTCCCGGCCGTGACCACCAAGCGCCTCTACTTCAAGGGCGTGGTGTGCGAGCTGCTCTGGTTCCTCAAAGGCTCCACGAACTCGCGCGAGCTCGAGCGCCAGGGCGTCAAGATCTGGCGTGAATGGGCGGATGCAAACGGCGAGCTCGGGCCGGTGTACGGGGCGCAGTGGCGATCCTGGGCTGGCGCCGATGGCGCGACCCATGACCAGATCGCGCAGGTCATCGCGTCGATCCGCCACAACCCCAACTCGCGCCGGCACATCGTGAGCGCGTGGAACGTCGCGGAGCTCGACCAGATGGCGCTCCCCCCATGTCACGTGCTCTTCCAGTTCTATGTGAGGGGTGGAAAGCTCTCGTGCCAGCTCTACCAGAGGAGCGCTGACCTGTTCCTGGGTGTGCCGTTCAACATCGCGAGCTACGTGCTCCTGACGCACATGATCGCGCAGGTCACCGGCCTCGAGGTGGGGGAGTTCATTCACACCTTTGGTGACGCGCACATCTATGAGAACCACGTCGAGCAGGTGCGTGAACAGCTCTCGCGCAGGCCTTATGATGCGCCACGTCTTGTACTCGACCCTGGCATCACGCACATTGATCACTTCGCCCTCGAGCACATCCGCCTCGAGGGGTATGAGCACCACCCCGCCATCAAGGCGCCGATCGCGGTGTGACCGCATAAAGGAGAGCGAGCCCATGCAGGATGACGCGAAGATCATGAGTACGTTTGGCGACTTGCGTGCGGCATGTCACAACAAGGATACCGAAGCCCTGTCCTCCATATACCTCGATGGAATTGATGAAGAGGCTGCGATCTCCTATGCGTTCGAGCACCTCGAAGAGAACGCCATCCTGGCAAGGGCACTTCGCTGGCATGATCAGGACGGGCAAGAGTGCTCACCCGTCTGGGCTCTATTTCAGCAAGAAGGCTCCGTGAACCTGACCTTGTTCGGAGGCCTCAAGTTCTGGAGCAGCGATGGGACATACGAGAGGCGCATGTTTCTTCTGAGTATCATCGATCTCGTGCAAGGGGCCCAACCGCAACTCTCTGATTCGCTTGGCTTTGACCCCTTTACTGCCTCACGCACATTCATCGAAACCAAGGAGAGGCTCCTTGACGAAAGGCAGATAAGAACCATGTGCACTGACCTCGACTTTTGCCAGGGATGGGAGTTCATGGATTTCGCCACGCCCAAAGAGCAGAACATGCATTTTTGCACTATGTATACGCTTGAGGTGCTCATTTGGAGCCTGGAGTTCATATGGCAATACGGTCAGGCTCATAGGCTATGGACATCTGCGCTCAATGCAGTGTCTTACCACCGAGCTTGCAGTGATGCTGGCGATCTCAAATACACCCTGGCCGAGCTTGTTGAAGAACACACCTTTGACTTCAATACGACCATGATGGGCCTCATCAGAGAGAGATGGATGGCCCATAGGGCGTCGATGATTTCCCGTTAATCCATGTACAATTCATGCAAAGATTTGTACATGAGGGTTGAATCATGAGATCGCTCGTGAGATCATGTGTGATGTACGCACATCCATGAATTCACACAAGAAAGAGCCTCCTCATGCGTCTTTGTGACACCGACATCTTGCACGAGCTCGAACACGGCGATCTCCAAATCACGCCTCTCCCCGAAGACCAGGCACGCTGGCTCCAGCCCGCTGGCGTGGACCTGCGCCTCGCTTGTGAGTTCCGGCGCCTGAGCCCCTACCTCGCGTGCATCCGCCCGCACGCGCTGACCGGGGAGGAGTTCGACGAGCCCTGTGACCTGAACGCCGATGGCGAGTTCAGGCTCGCGCCTGGGGAGTTCGCGTTGGCGCGCACCATGGAGTACGTCAAGATCCCACGCGACCTGTCTGCGAACCTCGATGAGCGCTCGACCTACGCACGGTGCGGGGTCTTGATGCACCTCGTGGCCGGGAACATCGAGCCAGGGTTCGAGGGGCACATCACGCTCGAACTCGCGAACCTCACCCCCTGCCCCGTCTTCCTGAAGCCAGGCGAGCCGGTGGTCCAGATGACCCTGAACGCCCTGTCCGATGTGCCAGGGCGTGACTACACCACGAAGGGAGGGCGCTACCAGCGCTCCCATGGCTGCATCGCCCCGCGCTAACCCTCTTTGCCCCCCTCTCACATCATGCATCTTTACGCCCACATCGCCGCCTGCAAGATCGACGAGACCGACGCCGATCGCGAGGCCAAAGCCCTCCTCGAGAAGATGAAAAAGAACCCCTCCCCACCCCCCTCTGCACCCGTGATGCACGACGATGACGTGCGCACGATCGACCACACTCCCGATCTTGCCGAGCGCACCGCGCGCCCCAACCAGCCAAAATCCCCTACGCGCGACATGGCCTTTGCTGACGGGCCACCTCCACGCAACGTGAAGATGCGACTCATCGAGTTTGCACGCTACTTCACGATCACCGAGGGCGCGCTTCGATTTCGTGGCAAGAACCCTGATTGGCCCGAGTTCCACATCGAGTCGAGCGGGAGGGGAGGCAAGCCTGCGCTCATCTGGTATGGCGATGCGATCATCCCTGACGAGGGGGATGGCGGCGATGCGCCGGAGCTCGACGACGACCTGGTCGCTGACGAGGGTCTGCTCGAGGACGTGGATGACGGCGCCGACGTGTCGAGCACCGCGTCAGGGGACGCATCGGAGGTGGCGGACCTGCGCAGGCAGCTCGAGCAGCTCGAAGCCAAGGTCAAGGACTTCGAGAGCGTCAAGACATCGAGGGACGCGTGGCGCGCACAGTACGAGGAGGCCGATGCACGCGCCGAGCAGCTCGAGGCGCGCGTCACCGCGCTCGAAGGGGAGGTGGCACGAGGTGAGGAGAGGCTCACCCAGAGGACAAAACGCCACGAGGACGATGTGCGCGACTTCGGCGCCGAGCGCGACCGATGGAAGAAGGATGCGCTCGCGCTGCAAGAGGACATCGACGCCTGCCACGACCTGCTCGATGAGGATGAGGATGCGGCGACTTGCAATGAGGCGAGGAGCCCGAAGCTCTCACGTCGCATCACGCTCACGCTTGGGATCTTCCAGAGCATGAAGCTCGTCAGGGATGGGGAGATCGAGAAGCTGACCCGTGAGAAGACCGAGCACCTCGCGCAGCTCGACGAGGCACGACAGAGTGCAAATAACTGGAAGAGCGAGTGCGAACGTGTCAGCGCACACATGCTCGCCTGTCACAAGTTGTTCGCGCGCGAGGGCGAGCCCAAGGATGATCGTTTGCTCGAGGAGAAGGTGCGCGAACTCCTCACCTCTTATGACCTCGTGAGCGATGCACTCACGCAGGCACGTGACGAGATCAACGCGATCGAGGCGCGCCACACGGAGAGGTTCGACACGTTGTGCGCGGCATATAGGGAGGCGTGCACACGGCACGAGGAGGCGATGGCCACGCTCCGCCATGAACTCGATGAAGCTGAAGCGCGGTTGCGGGAGCACCAGGAGACAGAGACGAACGTGCACCAGGTCAAGGAGGCTCACGGGGCAACCGAGGTGTGCGCGAGCGGTGCAGAGGGGAGGGGTGGGGATCTTCTCTCTTCTCTGATCGAGGTCAACCCGAACGACATGGTGGACTGGACCATTCATCTGGACGCGCGAGTGCATGCAGTCAGACAGTGTGCCCCTGATGAGCTCGATCCGGGGCAGCTCGTCAAGCTCGTCAATGACCTGGCGCACATGCTCGGCGAGGAGAAGAGTTACAGCATGTGCAAGCTCGCCACGGTGTATGCACACATGATGAGGAAGAGGGTATGACGACATTCGGCGATGTGAGGAGTGCCATTCAGAACGGGTCGCGTTGCCCGAGCCTCGGGAGGGTGCCCGAGGAAGACAGGGCGGCGTGCATCGCTTATGTGGAGCGGGCCGGGGAGAGGGCCGTGGTGGAGTCCTCGGTGTTCATCGGCCAGGTCAGGATGCCGAGCCCCTACGTGGGGTCAGATGAGGAGGACATCGATGTGCCGTGCACAGACATCAGCAGGATCGGGGAGTGCCACTCATGGCGCGTGCACCGGCTCGGGCTAGAGAGTGTAGCCTCATCGGAGGAGATGGACACGCGGCTCATGATGAACAGGTGGGTGTGCGACAAGCTGCTCGATCGGCTCGATGGATGGAAGGCCGTCATCGAAGGCGAGCCTGAATTGTCTGGACTTCGAGAGCGTCTCTTCGTTCTGCCTGAACGCCTGGTCAAGCTTCTTGTCTCCGACATGGATTGGCTCGACCTCGAGTACAGGATTCGGGGGCAGTTGCTGGGTCACGCTCAACTCCTTCGCCGTGTCGCATCTGGAAGTGCAGGAGCTCTATTCTGGGACACGCTCGAACTCATGGATGCGATGATGGAGAGCGCCATGCACGGAGATCCAGTGAGTTTGGACTTCGAGATGGTGCATCTCTTCGCCAAGACCGAGGAGGCCATCGAAGACCTGAAGCTCGATCTGATGCGGTTCATTCTATGGAGCGCTGAACGAAGTGACTTCGTCCTGAGGCCTGCATGATGTTCAACGAGGTATTCGGAGAGGTACGCGCACTGTGTGCGGAGAGGGCATGGGCCAAGGCTTATCGCGCCACACAGCACGAGGCGTTCGCACAGCCACAACGCGAGGTGCTCATCTCCTATGTGGACGAGGCTCGCGCAGGCAAGAGGTTTGACCAGCAGCTCGTCGGGCCAAGGGTGCTTGCCGCTGGAGAGGAGCATGTGTACGAACCTCTCTACGTCCCCGAAGGTCCTGTCGAGTTGATGGCCCACGTGCGGGTGACGTTCCCACGTTTTGGGAATCGCGCGCACTCATTCCTTCCTGAACGCGCCAGGGTCAAACTCGAGATCCTCGTAGGCGGCTTGAGGATGGAAGCCTTCGAGGAGGTGGAGCCTCACGCGCACTCTGACGAGCTCGCCGTCATGCTGCTGTGTGAGGGCACACTTCCCACGTTCTCTCATCTGGAGCCAAGGTGTACATGCGAGCTGAAGTTTCTCATTGGAGAGAGGTTCATGAACTACAAGGACGCCACGCTCACAGCCGTCACGCTCTCGCTCAATTCGGGGAGGTTCTTCTGATGTGAACGAGTGAGGCTACTCTTCTTCGTTGCGATCAGCTTGAGTTCTGCTGTCCAGGTCTGCTCGAGCATCTGCTTCTGCCTCTTCTCTTGTTTCGAAGAAAATTGTATGAAGGCATGGCCCTACCGATCCCCCGTGTGGGTTTTCGTGCAAGGGGTATGAATAATACCAGCGTTCATCATCGTCCTGGATGATGTGAACCTTGACGGTGTTTCCCTTGGCGTCGAGCATGTCTATTTCGAGCGTCCTACGTGTCCCCATGCTTAAATCTCCTCGAGAGTGTCACTATGGTCATTTTTGGAGAGGCCACGATCTCAAAAAGCGTGCCATGTGTAAAGCAACTCTGAATTCCGATAACACCTGTTATGTCCACTTTTCCTATTCACCCCTTTTATTTTGTTTTCTCTTTCTTTTTGAAGGGTTGTGCTCGACTTGAACGGTGATGAAGAGAGGCGCTGAGATGGAGCTCATCCTGAGCCCTTTTGTTTCATCGTATGACGAGCAGATCATGAATCATCATGCACGTCGTGCATGCCCGTCACATCGGAGAAGAGCTCCGGTCTGATTTCAACACGGAGGAGCTTCTCTCCAGTCGGGGTCTTTTGATAGATGGTCTTCTCAACCATCATGACACCCGGGACAAAATCCTCGAGCTCGTCACCAAAGGCACTGAACAACTCTGCTGAACTGTAACTGCGCGTGTGCTTCACGAATGTCGAGTTCGCCTCTTCCTTTGCAGCGTTGGCTTCCCTGAGCCTCTTACGTGCTCGAGGTCGTCTTCTATTCTTGTCGCGGTTACGCCTTGTGCCTCGCCGAGCTCCCATGGGACCCCCTATCAGAACACGAGCATGACTTCGCGCTCATTGCCTTCTTTGTCTCTGAGAATGACCGTGCTGCCCTGCTGTGTTTGCTCGAGCAACGCATCGTAAAGCACCAGAGAATTGCGGATGACCTGAGTGAGAGACTCGGCCTGAGCGGTCTCTTTCACCCGCTCGAGCCGATCTCTGACGCTGGTCGAAATACGCAGGTTGAGACGCACAGTCTCTGCGCTTTCTGCCATGGTTTTGCCTCTTTTCAGGAGCGCCTGTACCAGAGCATGGCGAGAATGAGGACTCCAAGACCCATGTGATGTGTCCAATCCACGACCCCCTTGCAGACCAGGACGATCATCAGGATGATGAACATCGTGATCGAGATCCAGGGAGAATGTGAGATGTAGAAGCACGCTGTGAGTAGAGGATTTCGTTGTGAGACGACCTCCATCTCAAGGCCTTTTCTGTACGCTTCACGCTCACCTTTGCTCGGGTCAAAGGGCTCCATATGTGGGGTGCTCATGCTTGAGTCTCCATGGTCTATGGTGCTCTCCCTTGTCTGGGGAGAGTACCCCATGGAAACCAAGACAGAGCACGAGAGTCATCACGAACATCATGATGAACTCTTGTGTCTGCAAGCTGGGTTTCCTTCGAAGGCGCGCCCGTCTGGTTTCTCTACTTCGATGGTTCAACGTGCATTATGTAGCGTTCTTTTTGCGAACTGAATCAGAAGTTAAGAGAGGTGACAGGGCGCCAGGCTCATCATCGAGCCACCAATGGAAACAAACTCTCTCTTACACTTTCTCCCCAAAGGGAGTGCTGCCGTCAGGCACATCACCAATTTAGGCGCCAGTTTTCTTCGCGTCAAGCTGTGTGAAGCAATTTGGCACCTGCTGAACAAATTAGCTCATTGAAGAGACAGAATGAGCAGGCAGGCTATGCACTAGTACGTCCCTTCCATGCCCATGATGTGACCATGTCTTCAGAAGAGCGAAGAGCCATAATTTAACTTGACCGATGTTCAGTGTTTGGGGTGTCATGTGTCTCCATCTCGAACCCAAGCAAAGGAGCACGCCATGAGCCAGGATCCCATCATGCCCCAGATCCATACCCGCAAGAAGAAGAGCACACGCGGTGTCGTCATTACCGAAACCGAGGGGCGCGTGATCGTGTGTCCCATGCCCATGATGGATGTGAGGCTCGTGCTGCGCGCCAGGTGGGAGGATGAGCCTTACATCAAGGAGCTTGGCACCACGGGCAACGCGTGTTGGATGGGGCAGCTGTGGACAACTGGACCGGATGCGCGCGCACTGCGCGATGAATGGGGGGAGGTGCTCGAGTTTGGGGAGGAGACCATGGAGCGCCTGATGCAGCTCGGCCTCGATCTGTTCGCGGGGCACTACGACGAGGACCTTCAGTACAGAGAAGATGCAACCAAGCCAGAGTGAGTAAGGGCGTGTGCCCTTCTCTACTCCCGCCTATTCAGGACCACAAAGAGGCTCCGAGCATGACTGCTCGGGGCCTCTTTCATTTTACCTCGTGCCACATCGTCTTGGCCCGGTTCGTGTTGTTCTCCTTCTCCACGATCTCGAAGCCCCCTTCTACGCTGAACTCTCCGAGCGCCACGCGCTCGCCTTCACTAGGAGCGAGCACGAACACGCGCTCGCTCCTCTTCTCCCTGTGCACGAGCCGCACGTGCATCACGCTCCAGCCCGTCACACGCTTTGTGCGCCACGCGATGCGCGCACCCTCTCCGTCACGCTCCACGCCCTCATCGAGCAGCTCCTCGACGCCATCATGGCGCACCTCGAGCTTGAACAGGGGGCTTGTGCCCTCATGCACCTGGATGCTGTGGGGATCTTCGTCTTTCATATCAACTCATCTCGATGCATGTCATACCTGTGAATGGCGCGCACGAGCTCGGGCCACTTGCGCATGCACACGCCCTCGCTCATCTGCTCGAGCACATCATAGGCCCAGCCGAAATGGTTTGCATAGACCACGTCGTCTTCGCACTCCTCGAGCAGCTCGAGCTCCTGCACCTCATAGGTGCCACCGAGCTCGCTGTTGAGGGTGAAGCTCACCCACCAGCCCTCCCCGTCTTGCTTTGGGGTGACGCACTCCATGAGCGTGCACTCGCGCCACGTGCGCACCAGGCGGGCGGTCATCCGCTCGAAGTTGATGACGCGCACGAGCTGCCCGGGGCCCTTTGGCGCGGTGAGCATGAACGCCCTGAACTCCTCCTGTTGTGCGGCGCGTCGCATGTGTGTGTCCTCGTCTCCTGTCATGATCTGTCGTGCGCGTGGGTGCATGGTGTCCTCTCTTTGTGTGTGGGGTGTCAAGATGTGTGCAGGCGCTTGCCTGCGGCTGAAGCGAGCGTACGGTTCAAGCGCTCGCGCAAGTCCTCGTCGAGTCGAAGGTGGATCGTGCCCTTCTTGAAGGGCTTCAAGGCACACCATCCAAGCTCACGCCATACCCCGAACTCGAGCCCGAGCTCGTTCAACACGTCATACTCTTCGTGGAGCGTGCCCATCGACGCCACGGCGCCGTGCAGATGCCCGAGCCTTTTTAAGTCATAGAGCCGGTCCCTGAACTGGTAGCCGATGCGTGGCACATCGGTGTAGCTATACAGCGCGTGCTCGATGATGAGGCGTGGCCCAAAGCTGGGCGCGTCATTGCTCCTGTAGCCGCGGTGGAGCGCGCGCCACATGTCATACACGCTCTGTGTGAGCACCTCGGGCGCGCTCGCCCTGGCCTCGAAGAGCGTGGCCATGAGGTTGTCGTGTGTGAGATCGGGGAAGCGATCAGCATACAGATCGCTCGTGAGCTTGTCGCGCTGCTCGGCGCTCATTAGCTCACCGAGCGTACGTTCGAGCAGGTGCTGCCACAGCGCGCGATCGATGTGCAACGCCTTGACGATCGCCTCGTCACTCTCCCAGGCGCTCGCCCAACCAAGCCGCTCACCCACGACATGCCCCGCTAACCCAGAGCCTGTGATCGCCTGCATGGCGCCGTTCATCTCGACATAGGCCTCGTGCATGCGCTTTGCGGCCTCGAGCGCGCGTGTGCGTGCGTCAAGGATGCGCGTCGTCTCGCGCTGCTCCTGTGTGGTCAAGTCATCCATGTCATCCTCGTCGAAGTATGCGGTGCGTGTCTGTGAGTAAGGAAGAGAGAGAAGAAGATCCCCCCCTCCCCTCTGCTAGACCCCTTGTGGAGCGATGTGTCCCATCCATGCGGTGTCGATGCGGTGGAAGCTCGTGCCGTTGAAGCGGTAGAACTCGCCATCCACGCGGTAGAGGACGCCCTGACACAGCTGCGCCCTGTGCGCATCAGCGAGCTCCCACATCGTCTCGTAGGGGTTCGAGATCTTGCGGTAGAGCCCGAGCGTGAGGAGTTGCCTTGTGGGGAGCGTGAAGCCCTGGCGTGTGGCCTCTTCGAGGTCGTGCGCGAGCGCCGTGGGGGCGAGCTCCGAGTCGAGCCACCCGGAGCGGGTGTGGTGGACATGGCCCGTGGCGTCCAGGCAGTCGAGCTGAAAGCCGCGGCCCTGTGAGGCGTGAGAGAGGCAAAGCGTTCGAGTCGTGAAGGTGTGCATGATGTCCTCGCAGAGCAGAAGTCAGAGGGAGGGGGGAGAGTGGCGCCCTCCCCCCGTGTAAGAGAGGGAGAGGGTCAATATTGGCCGTGGAGCGCCTGCCACGCTTCGGGCTCTTCCTGCTGCCTCCTCTCCTCCTCTTCGACTTCATCCACACGCTTCTGCGTGGTCACGCCCATCCCCTCACACACTTCACAGTCCACGTCGAAGTCGTAGCCGCGCCAGTCCTGACCGCTCCAACCGCCCTTGCCCTGACAGCAGGGGCAGTCGATGACCCCGAAGCGCCTGACGATCTCGGCGAGCTGGATGTCACGGAGCGTCTCGCTCCAGAGCTCCTCTGTGGCGCGATAGTAGGCGCCCTCCCAGTCTCCCTGAGCCATGTCGCTGCGAATCTCACCGATCGTCAGGGCGTCCATCTCTTCTTGTTCTTTGTAGTCTGTCATGAGGGGCTCCTTTGGAGCAGCGGGCCACGTTTTGTCACTCCGGGCCACGGGGGGAGGGTGGAGGGCGTCATGTCCTCCTCGCTACACCACCTATTATAGTCACCCCATCGATCACGGCAAGGTGGTTTTGTAAATATTTTTTCTTTGATTTTTATTTCTTGTCAATATATTGTAGTCGTGCTCTCTGACCACTCACCTTACTTCAGACCAGGAGACCTCATGAGTTCCCGCATTAAATACGACTCCGCACAGGCCGCTTCATGGCTCGAAATGCTTCAGACCACCAAGAAGGGGGCGAGCGACCTCATCGGTGTGAGCAGGCCACGCTTTGACAAGATCCTCGAGCAGGGAGCGAGCGACACCGAAGCGCTCGCCATGAAGTTTGTCGAACGTGAGCATCTTCAAGCCGCAAGGCTCGCTTCACAGATGTCCCCGATGACCGCAGTCAAGCTTGCCTTCGAGAACATCGAATCCATCTATCGTAAGGAGGAAGGCACGACCGATCATGACACGGGGATCGAGCTTGGAGATGAGGGGAGGCTCGTGTTGCCTTCACCTGGGTTGGTCGTCGTGACAGGACCACCCTCGAGTGGAAAGTCTTCCCTGCTGCGCCAGCTCGTCTCGCAGAAACCCATGGCGAGCCAACTTGCTTATCTCTGTCTCGAACAACCCATGACCGAAGCCGTCATCAAGCTCATGTGCCAGGTCGCGCGTATCCACTCGAGTCACATCAAGACAGCGCGCCTCAGCGAGAATGACTGGGCACGACTCATCAAGGCTGCTGGCGATCTCTCCGAGGCAAACGTGAGCATGATCGGTCAAACCTGGGCGCTCGATGACATCATCGAGCATGTGCACGCCTTACACGCCACACGCGGACTCGATGCCTTCGTGCTCGACGGCCTTGGTCTCGTCGAAGTGCACGATGCGCGATCACGATCCGAGGAGCTCGCACGTGTGGTACGCAAGCTCAAAAAGCTTGCCTATGAGCTTGGCATTCTCGTCGTCACCAGCGCCCATACTCAGAGCCAAACAGCGCGCCACAAGCGACCATCGCTCGCAGACATCGAGCAAGCTCCCGGTCCTCTTCACTACGCAGACACGATCCTCGCATTGCACCGTGAAGAGCTCTTTGACCCAAACTCTGAACTCAGGGGGATCGCGGAGCTCCATACGCTCAAGCATCCTGACGGGCAACTCAGGACAACGCCCCTGCGCTTCTTCCCCCAATACGGACGCTTCGAGCCGCTCAGTGAGAAGGATCGGCAAGATGCATTCTCCTTCCTCTGAGCCGGAGCGTAAATAAATTTACAAACCGATTGAGCGGTAGTGACTTGCACCTGGTCGCGTCGAGGACAAAACGTGATGGATTTGGTGGGCGCCCCAAACGTCCCAGCTTTTCTGTGTGGTAAAACGTGGCGGGAAAGTTTCACCCGATGTGATGGCTATTCTGGATTTTCATTCGGGAGGGATTTCGAGGACTTATCGGCAAAGGTGAAATAATTACACCAAATGCATTGACAGGTGAAATGATTGCACCTATATTGGGTTTCAGAAGGCAATGACGCCTACCACGGAGACTCGCCATGCAGACCATCATCACCCTTACCGAAGTCCGCACCCTCACAAACGGCAGCAGACTCGCCCGCTACGAGCTGCGCGGCCAGCGCTGCGCTTCTTTCGTGCCACGCCAGGGTGACGCGCTCGCATGGCTCCTCTCCTCTCTCTCGCTTACTCAGGAGCCCGCCATGCAAGACGAGCTTGCCGAGGTGCGCAGCATCATCCACGCCGCAGGCTGGGATCGATGGCGCAAGGCCATCGACGCCGTTCACACCATCAAGGGCGATGCACAGCGCACCGCACAGCTCATGGTCGAGCAGGCGCTTCGTACCGAGTGGATCGCTACACTCGACCGCGCCGAAGCGCTGCTTCAGCAGCACCTCGACGAGGAGCTTACCGAGTGGGCTGCCGACATGACCGACGCGATGCGCGCCGAGGTCGTCGAGGTCGTCGCAGAGCGCCAGGCCGCTTTCGCAGCGCGCCGCAGCGAGATCCGAAGCACGGCGGCCCACACCCTCATCGAGACCTTTCGTAAGCTCGAGGCGCTCGCGCAAGCAGTCCGCTTCGAGGAGAGCACACGCATCTGTGACGTGCTCGGCTGCCGCTAATCCCCACCTTGCCCCTCACTCTACAGGAGATCATCATGACACACCGACTCTACGCCCCCACCGCTGCCGCGCTCACAGAGACCACCCACCAAGACATGCCCGACGACGCGCCAGAGGGTGCATTCCTCGCAAGCGGTGGACGCCTCGAGCTCGTCACCCCCCGCACCTTCTTCGTCCGTCAAGGCGGAGCATGGATCGAAATGGACCGAGACGCCTGGCACGAGGCGCGCCGAGCTGCGGTCTGGCAGGCTCGCGCCACGACACACACGAGCGAGTGGCTTGCCGAGTGGCGAGCACAGATGGGAGGAAGCGAAGCGCACCCCTTGACGCAAGAGCAGCTCGCCGAGATCCTCGGCGTCTCAGTGAGAGCCGTCAAGGGGTGGGAAAAGGACGGCTCACCTCAGCCCTATCTGTGGCGCGCGCTCCGAGACTGGGAGGCGCACAGGTACGATGCGATCGAGGAGTAACCGTCAGCGAGACACCCCTCGCTGACTCCACCAACAAAAACGCCCCTCCGTGTGAGGGAGGGGCATCACTGCAATACGCCTCGCGGCATCACTGCAATGACTGGACTGTCAGTGTAGCGCGAGGCTCACACGAGGACAAGACCATGACTCATGAGATCATCACCCCGAACGGCACCACGTGGACCTTTACCATGGATGAGGAGACCGCGCGCGCTGGCGACGTGGATCACCATATCCTCATCGACCCCGAAGCGCACACGGCCACCTATTCGTGGATCTCGAGGGGCTCCACAGCATCGAGCGTGTGGCATCGGCTTGAGCGATCGATCGCCGTGCCCGAAGGGTCAACCCGTGAGAGCGTCCTCGGTCTGCTCGAGGATGGCGCCTACTTCGACGCCGTGGAGGCTGCATGGCAGGGCGCGCAGTGGGATGGCTCGAATCATCGCGGCATGTGGGACGAGGATGGCATTATGGCGCTCGCAGACTGGGAGGTGCATGGCCAGTTCGAGGTACTCTTTACCGGAGACGAGGCGCTCGACCAGCTCCTCTATGGCGCCTCCTCACGCGAACTCTTCGAGGAATGGCTCGAGCTTGGCCCCGCGAGCCACCAGAGCGACGACTTTGCCTATGACCCTGCCGAGTACGAGAAGAGCCTCTTTGCACACCTTGCGCAGCAGGATCAGGATGACTTGCGCATCGACGAAGAGGACGAGGAAGACATGGCGCTGTGGCGCGCACTCCAGAATCAGATCAATGTGCGACAATCCTGAGTTTGCGCCTTGCACAAGAAACGCAAAGAGCCCGCGTCGTGATGACGCGGGCTCTTCTTATTCGCTGCAACCCGGAACCGCCCCGGGACTCGTTTTCTCCGGCTCTCACGGAGCAAAATAGCTCTTCTCATTGAGGCTTATTGCAGCACAGTTTCATCCTATCGAGTCACCAGCGCCACACGGCAAAGCTCACCGCGGTCGTCACGGCCACGCTCACCCCACACGGCACCCGCGCATCGAGTTCGCCCTGCGCGGCAGGCACGCACAGCGCGGTCGCGGCGCCAAAGGACGCAGCAAGAAGCACGATGCCCCAAGTCGGACGGCGTGAGAGACTGGCGATCGTGTCGTCCTTCTGAGCTTCACGTGCCGCGCAGTCCTGGGCGCGCACTGTGCAGGCGTCTTTGTCTCGCTCGCACTTGTGCTTGTCAGCGCGGCACATGTGCACCTCGCGCGCGTCCTTGACGGCTTGTCGGTAGAAGTTCTTCGTGACGATCTTGGACTCGGGAGGGGGTGACTCACTCATCAACGGCGAGGAGCTCTGCGCGAAGCTCGGCCCACTCTTGATTGAGAGGATGATCAGGATCGCTAATGTCAGGAGGATCCGGCACTGTATCGATCTCATGATGGTCCTCGGCGGTCATGATGGTCGGGTCGAGCACGATCGGAGGGAGTTCGATCGGAGGGAACTCGCCCTGCTCGGGACGTGGTGCTGTGGGGGGTGGGGAGGGGGTCTCTTTTCTGTCTTTGAGGAGCGTGAGCACGAACAGCGCGCCAAGTGGCGGGAGCAGGCAGGCCAAGAAGAGCTTCGCCGCCCACACACGCCTCGTCGTGGCCCACACCGTGGCGCTCATCACCACCAACACGCCCCACAGTACGAGCAGGATGAGGTGTGCCGTCGTCAGCTGGTCGATCATGGCGCCCTCCTGTAGCGCACGACCGCCCACAGCTGGGCCTCGCCCGTCAGGGTGAGTGGGTGCGCGTCCACGAGGATCTTGACGCCGTTGACCATGAGCTCGGCGCCGCGCACGACCTCGCCCCGCAAGGCGCGCGCGAGCGGCCAGGACCTCGGCGGGAGCTCGTGCCCCTCCCAGTCATAGACGGGGCCGATCTGCTCGGCGAGCTCGCGCAGGGTGTCCGCGTCGAGATCCCGGTCCGTGAGCATCAGGATGTGCAGCGCGCCGCCGTTGCTGATCACGTGGGTCAAGTCGTGCGCCCACACATCCACGCCCTCATCGAAGGTCTTCAAGACCTTCTCGAAGAGCTCCCTGAGCCTGGCGCGCTCGCGGCGCTCGACCGTCAAGTCCACCTCGAGCGCGTCGATCCTGTACTTGAAGCGCAGCACGGTGCGCTCGCAGTCCTCGTCCTTCTGCTCGAGCTCTGTGAGGTGCAGCTCGCGCAGCTCACGCACCAGGCGCTCGAGCTCCTCGATGCGGTGCTGCTTGATCCTCACCTGATCTTGCAGGTCCACGGCGAGATCCATGGCGCTCGTCTCCTCGCCAAGCCCTGGCTGGCTTGCCCTGAGCGCCGCGGCAAAGTCCTCTCCCCCCAGAATCGTCTTGGTGACGTCGTCGCTCATCCATCTGCCTTTCTTGTCAGGGAGGGTGCCGCATCGGCGAGGTTGAGGGAGTCGGACACCTCGTCGAGCCCTCGCGCCTCGAGGGTGTGCCGCGTCTCGCGCAGCTTGTCTTGCAACTCCTCGACCTTCTGCTCGAGCGCCTTGCACCTGTCCTGATAGTAGAGCACGCGTGCCGTCTCCGAGTCCTCGAGCTCCTTGATGCGCGCAGCCTGCGCCTCGATGGTCTTGGCCTGGGTGTCGGTCGCATCCTTGGCGGAGCCACGTTTATAATCGAGCGTCCAACGCCAGCCATAGACGAGCAAGGCCACAGCGCCACCAAGGGTCATCCCCTTTGGCGACATGATCAGTTCGAGGAGGTTTGGATCGGGCGTGGCCATCGTGGAGCCTCCTGACTGGTGTAGAGGGTGAGGGCCGCGAGCAGCGCAGCGACCCCGTAGGAGGGTGTGGAGGTGAGCCACACGGAGGTCTCGCCAAAGGCCACCACGCAGGCACACCACCACACCAGGCAGAATGCCAGGACGATCCAGCGCACACACAGCGCCACACGACCAGGGATGATGGCGAGGATCAGGTCACACACCCCGAGGAGGAGCGGCACGAGCCCTGCGGCGCCCTGGATGCCGCCATACTCCGCCCATTCGTACATGTCGCGCAGCTCGGGCGGCAGCAGGCGCGCGCCCACCAACACCCAGAGCCCCCACCATATGAGCCAGGTCGAGTGCGCGGCGGCAGCGGGGTTGCACGCCCGCAGAATGCGTCGAGGGGTCTGGAGTAGGCGTCTCACTTGTCCTCCTCCTTGATCGACACCTCGCCCGAGATCTCGAGCTTGGAGCCGCCCGGCCCCTCCGCACGCAGGCCCGCGTAGCGTCGCAGCCCCACGAGCGTCACCGTGCCCGCCACGCAGAGCACGGCGCCGATCAGGCCAAAGTACACATAGGGCATCAGATCCTCGCGCTGCTCTGTGGCGAGCTGGGTCAGGAGCAAGCCCGCACCGCTGGCGAGCACGACGAGGATCCCCGTGAGGATCAGGAGGTAGCCGCTTCGCTCGTGCGGCTCGTCAAGGGGTGATGGGGTGGCCATGGAGTACTCCTCTGGTGAAGCGTGAATCAGCGCAGCGCGCTGCCGGTGAAGTGATGGAGCTCGAAGCGGTACGCATGCAGGCAGTCCTTGAGGGGCCGCTCGTTACGCACCACACCCTCGCCGCGTGTTCCATCGCCGAGGGTGCCGATGGCGTTGCCCTCCACACACGCGATGACCCCTCTCTCCAGATCAGGCGGTCCCTCGGCGAGCATGATGTGATCCCCCTCGGGCCTGTTGGTCCTCGGCGTGTCGAGGATCACGATGTCCCCGCGGATCGCGTCCTTCGGGTCGAGGCGCTCCATCCTCGGCACCCCTGCGCGCCTGTATTGCCTGTCTGAGACGAGGCGTGTGCACGAGGGGATCACGAAGGTGGCCATCAGCGGGTTGATCGACACATCGAGGCATTGCCCCGGCATGATGAAGTCCCCGACCTCCATGCCGCAGGCCGCCACGTGGATCCCACACCACATCGTGTCGCTCGTCTCCTTGTAGCCGCCGTGTTTGTCGATGGCCCACCCCCATCTCACCAGACGAAAGAGGCGCTCGATCTCGAGCCTGTCGCCCACATAGCCGCGCTGGATGTCCCGAATGGTGAGCTCCCAGTTGGCAAGCGCTGCGTCGACGAGGGCGTCGCGCAGCTGTTCAATGGTGATCGTCATGGGGCACCTCGTGATGGGGAGTGGGGTTAAAGCGCTCGAACAGCTGCCTGTACTGGTCAGGGAGTCGAAGTGGCATCGGCCCTTGTGACCACGCCACGCTCCCCACGAAGAAGTGAAAGATGAAGACGCAGGTCACGACCCAGTGGTGGCGAGGCTGGCCCACGCCGAGCGCCGCGCACGCAATGAGCCCTGCGCCATACACGGCGAGCGCCACGGTCACCTGCCACGGCGTGCGAAAAAGCTGGGGGCCAAACAAATGCCCCGAGAGCACGCCGCAGCCTGCCGGGATGAACGCCACGAAAAGGCTCCACAGCGCAGTCTGTTCGCTGATGGTGTCGCCAAGCTTCGTGCTCACCGCAGGCAGGATGTCATAGAGGATCACGAGGATCGTGCCGAGGAGGAGCAGCCCGAGCGTAAACTCGAGGTAATCCCCCTTTTTGATGCGCTCCACGAGCTCTCGCTCGCTCGACTGCGTCGGGGTAGGTCTTTGCATGAAGTCTCCGCTGAGATAGGGGGGGATGGCGCCTCAAGGGAGGACACCTCGGACAAGCCACCCGATCAGGAGCCCTGCGAGCACACACCCCATGTGCGCTCGTAAGCCCCAAAGCCTGATCAGGTAGGCCCGTTTGGGTCCGTCCAGGGCACGAGGTTGAAGGCGCCCGCGAGCTCCACGAGCGAGGCATACTCCTGCTGCCCCTCGCTCCCCTCGTCGACATACGCCCATACGAGCCCCGTGATGCCCCCGAGCTGCTCGATCTGAGCGGCAGGGGCGCTGCCTTGCCCCCCATAGTGCGTGATGGTGTGTGAGCCTGAATTCAGGGCGAGCGCCACGGTCAGGCCCGCAAGATCCGGGGCCTGGTTGAGCACATCCTGTCTGATGCGTTGAATGTCTGCGGCTGGGCCGTACAGGGCGATTTCTCGTCTCATGGTGTCCTCTCCATCATGGTGGTCAATAAGGTCAGATCGCGGGGATCGGCTCGTAGGGCTTGACGCCAAAGTCGCGCATCACCTCGCGGCGGTCATGCAGCACGACCCAGCGCCCCTCCTGCTTGATCTTGTGTGCGAAGAGCAGCGCGATGCACCGCCCCTCAGGCCCGAGTCGTGCGATAAACGTGTCCCCTCCTCGGAACACCTCCTTGACCCCGGAGTCGGGCAGAGGCTCCGGGTAGAGCTCGCGGTACACGATCGCGAGCGAGAAGCGCGTCACGACCTCCGAGGGGATCGCGAGCTCGGCGGCGTAGTGGGTGTGCGTGTGCCCCCCCTCGTTGCTCCACTCGGGGTCAAAGTTCACGAAGTGCTCCCCGAGCTCCTTGAACGCCTCGTTCACGATGCGTTGTGCGTCCTCCCTGTCCTCGCGTGGCACGAGCACAAAGAGCCTGGTGTCATTACGTGGGGTCATCTTCTTTGCCTCCGCAGGTCCAGTTCATGTCATCGCAGTAGCGCTCCCAGCGCGTCAGCTCGGTCACCGTCATCTCGGCGCGCTTGACCCCAAAGCCCCTGAGGTCTCCCTCGAAGAAGAAGCCAAGCGAGGTGCCCCCCGAAATCCTCCTGCACCCGAGGGTGAAGGTGGTCATGGCCGTCTCGACAGAGCTCGAGCCGCTCTGTGTGACGATGGGCGTCACCTCATCAGGGGAGACCCATGCCGCGATGTCGACGCTGCGCGCGCCCGACCCCGTGGGGCCCTCGACCACCTCGATGACCGTCCAGTCGTCTGCCGGATCCACGCCAAAGAAGGTGTCGACTGTGGCGCCTGCGCGCCGAATGAAGGGGTAATGGTTGTTGAAGCGTGCATAGGCCGACACCCATGTGCCGCTGTCATCGTTGCCCGCGCTCCACATGTACCTGTAGCTCGAGGAGCCTGCGGTCATGTCGCTGTGCGCCATGGCGACCGTGTAGGTCTCCCCGGGGTTAAACCACGAGGCGATCGCGTCGATCTCGATCTTGTCGTCCACGCCATCAGCCTCTGCGGCACCAGGCACGCCCCCTGCGTCCGCGCGATAGGTGTAGCGCGCGCTGCCCGTGCTCGTGCCGTCGATCCCGAGGTTTCGCCCGAGCCAGGAGGTGATCCCATCCCCGTCGACATAGCCCTGGTCCTCGAGATCCTGGTAGTCCCAGTACTCATCAAACAGCAGCTCGGGTGCCTGGCGCACGCTCGCCGTGGGGGCGCTCGTGGCGTCGTCGCTGCCTGCGCCATTTTCGGCAGTGACTGTACACGTCAGCTGCGCGCCCACGTCCTCGTACTGCACGACATAGGTCGAGAGCGTGGCGCCAGACAGGGCCACGCCATCACGCTTCCACTGGTAGGCATACGTGATGGGGGTGGTGCCCGTGACGCTCCCGTCGCTCACCGAGAGCGTCTGACCTTCCTTGGCCTCCCCCGAGATGACGGGGTCCACGATGAAGGCGGGCGCCTGCGCGCCCACGACCACATCCACGGGGTCACTCGTACCCGTCACATCGGGATCGATGCCGTTCGAGTACACCTCATTGAGGCGCACTTGCTTGCCCGCCTGGCCGCTCGAGGTCGAGAGCGTCAAGCTGTCGGTGCCATTGAGCTCGACCCACAGCCCCGAATCGAGCCGAAGCTCCCAGTAGCGCCGCACGAGGCTTGGCGCAGGTTGCCCCGCATAGGTGCCTCCTGTTCCAGTGACATCCTCCCCGGCATTGACCTCGTTCGGCGCGCTCGGGGGAGTGACGACGCTCGGCACCACGGTTTGTGCCCCGGGCACATAGTCCGTGAGCAGGACGTGGCGCGCGATGCGTGGCCCCATCGTGGATTGCGCGCTCGCCGCCCTGAATGTGCTCTGCTTGATGGTCACAGCCTTACCCCGCCAGCTCGATGATGGTCACAGGCTCTTCCTCGCTCGAGTAGACCTCGGCGGCGGAGAGCCTCACAGTGCACTGCACGAAGGCGGGCTCGGCATCGAGCGCCTGCGTCTGTGTGGGGGAGAGCGTCGCGCGCACATAGGGCCCCGTGCTCTGCGCCCCGTCCGTGTCGCGCAGACTGAAGATGTCGGCTTCAGGCGAGCCATTGGCCGAGTCGAACGAGACGAGCGCCTCGCCGCGCTCATCGACCACCACGAGCTTGAATGTGATGCCCGCACCTCCGGTCAACATGTCCTCACCAAAGGCATCCTTCGGGCGCCACTCGCGCGCCCAGGTGTTCCCCTTCTTGATGGTGTCTTCGGGGGCATAATAGCAGCTCATGGGGCTCCTCTTGGCGCAAAAAGGCCTTGGCGATCGTCACGTGTGCGACGAATCGGTTCAGGTGTGCTGTGGGGGGTGGGATGGGGTCTTTTTCTAGTAGATCAGGGGGAGGTCGGCGGGCTGGTACCAGGCCTCGGTGAGGTAGCCCTGATCGAGGATGGCAGGGTTGCCGCTCTGGCTGAGGGAGACCTTGTAGCGCACCTCGAAGGGCAGCGGCACGAGCTCGCCTGTGTCCACATCGACATAGCGGGTCGAGGCCACAACCATCTCGAAATACCCCTCGACCCAGACCTCTCCAACGAGGGGCTGGTCGAGCACGATCGTGTCGAGCAGCCCCTCGCCATACACCGTGTCGGCGCCATCGTGGGCGATGTGGCGCGCGCGCCAGAGCTCCACTTCGAGCTTCATGTTCGACACATAGAACTCGCACAGGAGCGCGACGTGTGTCGCCTGCGTCTTGAAGGGGCGATGGGGCCGGATGTACGCGCTCTGGCTTGTGAGGTCCGGCGCGCTCCCTGCCACATCGGGGGCGGTGGTCCACCCCGCGCTCGTGGTGATGAAGGGCTCCCCTTCATAGAGAGAGGCGATGCTCCCTGATCGGGCGTGCCGGTGGTGAGCGCGTGAGGCGAGGCGTTGCGCGCTGCGGGCCGTGATGAGCCTGCCGGGGAGCCTGTCCCCGAGCGGTTCGGGCTCGTGATGGGTGGCCATGTCAAGGGGCATAGTAACTCGTCACCGAGGGGAAGATCTGTAGACCACAACGCGCCAGGGTCGCCTCCGGGCCGCTCGCGTTTTCGCTCACAGGCACAGGCACAGAGACAGGGGTCGCCGCGACACGCAGAGATAAGGGGCGGTCACGCTGGGCAAGCGTCATCGCGTCGAGCTTCAGGGTGAGCTTGAAGAGCGTGAGCAGCCCGAAGTCCACCTCGTAGAGCGCGCCTTCTTTCAGGGTGGGGAAGCGTCGCGTGGTCGCGTCCGCTTCATAGCGCCAGTAGAGCTGGATGAGCGCGGGCCACACGGGCGCGAGGCTCGTGGGCACATGCTCGAAGGTCTGCACCGCCTCCACGCTCTGGATCGTGGTGAAGGCGCCCCCATCTGCGGGGGCGCGCACATCGGCCACAAACTCCCAGTCGAGCGCATGGGCCTGCTCCCTGAGCGCCTCGAGGTGGTCGACGAGCGTGTCGGCCACGAAGTACGGGAGGCATTGCAGCCACACCTCCACGGTCTCACCTGGCTCGATGAGCTTCAGGCTGCGCGTGAGCACCCGGTCTCGCCCCTCGATGCTCGGGATGCCGTGCGTGCCATCGCCGAGCAGATAGACGGCGCGCTCCTCCCGGCGCCCCATCACCTCGCCATCGCTGTAGGTCTCGCTCACCCCGTGTGCGAAGAGCTGATGGACGCGTGGTCGCGCGACCACATGCTCGAGCGAGACGGGCGGCAGCTGCTCCACCACGCTCTTCACAGGCACGTTCGGTCGGAGCTGTCCAGGCACAGGGGTGCGCGCCCTGTGCCGCTCGCGCACATGGATGTGGCGAAGCTGCACATAGCTCGAGAGGCCCCACATCACATCGAGGTCACGCTCCCAGTTGATGCCAGAGAGGTCCGGGTAGTCATCAGGCCACACCGCCACGGCGTTGACATCCCCCTTGCTGCTCGTGACCTCGTTGACGTTGAAGAGGCGCTGATGGATGTCTGGATAGCGCGCGTTGACGAGCGCCTGAGGGAGCTGCACGAGGGTCTCGGGGCCCACCGCGCCGCCAGGCAACCCGAAGGTGAGGCGCTGGGTGGTGTAGTTCGAGATGCTCCCCCAGGAGGCGGTGTGCGGGTGAATGAAGTCCTCGTCAGCAAAGAGCACACTTCGTCCAAACTTCGCCTCACGTCGTGCGATGAGCCCGAGCGGGGTGCGCGCCGCGAGCGTGCTCGTGCGGATCCACACCCGCAGCCCTGTGTAGAGCGTGCCGCGTGGAGGGGAGGTGATGGGCACACGCACGCGCACCCCCTCATAGAGGGCACTTCCCTCGACCTTGACCACGCCACTTGTCCCAAAGCCCACGATCTCGACCTTGAGGTAGCCAAAGGCGAGCAGGCTCCCCACATAGATGTTCTGGGAGGTGGCGAGCGTGTTGCAGTGCAGGTGCACCATGCACTCGAGCTCGGTGAGTGTCGGGGTCACCGGGTGAATGCCGGTGCCGACGCACAGCCAGCGCTCACTCGAGTATGCCCTGTCGCCCGAAAAGTTCGAGCCGCTCTGGTTGGCCGTCGCCCAGCGGTGCGCGCACGCGTTGCCCCCCTCACGCTCGAGCCACAAGAGCTGGTTCTGGAGCATGTGCGCCGCGTGCGTGTCACACGGCTCCTCGCCCTCGAGCGCCTCGTCCCCGAACATGTCCGAGTCGATGGCCTGGAAGTGCGTGCCATCGAGCTGCTCATCCATGGGGGTCTCCTTTGACCGCGCCACCTGGCTCGCGGATCTGGTCAGCGTCATTGGCGTAGTAGGCGTGCGCGCGCTCGAAGCATTCGACGTGCGCGGTGTTCGCATAGGTGTCCGAGCGTGCGAGCCGCACCACGCGCTTCCAGGACACGTTCGTCATGGTCTCGCCATAAGCGGGACTCTTCACATAGAGCGTGTCGCCCACAATGTGTGCGACCGTGGCGAGCACGTTCCCCGACCACCTCACGCCCCAGGGCTCCCAGATCTCGATCTCATCGCCCACCTTGAAGCTCTGCGCGTCCGGGTCATCGAGCCCATAGAGCGCCCCTCCTGTCAGCTGCCAGAAGCCGCCGGTCTCGACCGCGGCCTCGATGCGCATCGACGGGGCCCGAAGGCGCGCGAGCAGCGCGGTGTTCCAGCTGATGAGCAGCATCTCGAGCGCGCAGGTCAGGTTCTTGATGCCAAACCCTCTGGCGATGAGCATCCCGGTGAACCGCACGCGTGTATCGAGGTCTTCGAGCGAGGGGTTCGTGATGAGCTTCGGGCGCGCGCCAGGCACGGGTACAGGAAGCCTTGGGTCCTCGGGGAGCCCTTGCGCGAGCGTGACGAAGCTCCCGATGTCATAGGGGTCGAGATCGAGCGTCTTCGAGTCTGGCGCCACGACCGAGAGCCTTGGGAGCGAGAGGTAGGCGAGCGCCCCCTGGGCGCGAAGCTGGGCGGAGAGCAGATCCCCTGCATCGCCGTCACCGCGCGTGATGAGCGCGCTCTTCGGGATCGTGCGCAGGTCGAGTTCGATGGCGTAGGGGGAGGCCACCTCGAGCTTCTCGCTCCCCTCGTAGTCGCCTGCGGCGCCGAGCTTCACGATGATCTCCGAGGGCGCCTCCCATGGCAGACCTCCCACCTGGGCCCTGACCTCCTCGACGGCTTGCGTGTAGGCGTCCTCGATCTTCAGGGTGCCGCCCTGTGCGGGCGAAATGATGCGTAACCCCTGAGCCTGGGCAGCGCAGAAGGTGCGCACATCGAGCGCGGCGAACCCCTTGACGCTCAGCCGGTTTGCCTCGGTGACCGCCATGAACTGCCCGGCAGGGCCCATCACCATCTCGAAGGTGTCGAACACACTTGGCACCTCGCCATCCCAGCCGAGCAGGATCTGCTCGAGCGGCAAGGCATCCTGGCATGCCTCGATCGCCTCAGCCCATGACGCATGATCGAGCAGGTAGGACACATCCCTGCTCCACACCGGCGTGTGCACATCGAAGCGCTCGGCATCAAAGGAAATGAGGCCCTGCAAGCTCGTGCTCGTCAGGAGCGCATACATCACCGCGGCGCGGTTGTAGGGGTTGTAGAGGGCGCGTGCACTGCTCGCGAGCGCGCTCGACGCGCTCACGGGTTGGCCTGTGCGCGCGTCGAGCTCACGCGAGATGAGGTAGACCTCGCGCACCTCCAGGCCCGCGCTCGACACGTCCTCGATCACGCCACCTGTCTCGAGCATCTGTGGACCCGAGCCGAGCAGCGCGACGCCGCCTGCAAGCTCCTTCAGGTTCCCCAGCCGGATCTCGTCCTTGCCCGGCGTGTACTTGCCAAGGAAGAGCCCCTGGCCGATCTGCAAGGCGACGATGCTGTACTGGGTGGAGATGGTCTTCTTGACGCCAGGGAGCGCGCCGGTCATGTCGATGAAGCCCGAGGCGTAGAGCGCGCCCGTGGCGCCGATGCGTGTGAGCTTGATGTGCGCGCGCGCGGTGAGCGTCCCCATGGCGCGCGCCATGGGCATCTGCCCGAGCGCTTCGAACCCGCTGGAGCACTGCAAGGTGAGGGTCGTGCACGTGTCGTCTGTGGCCATGGCGGTGAGCACGCCATGCCAGCGCGGCACGTACGCATGCTCCACGGGGTCATACACCACGAGCTGCACATCACGCCCTTTCTTCTGAGGCGGCCCGAGGTAGACCCCCGCGCCCACAGGGTAGGCGCTCTTTTTGGACTCCCAGAAGCCTCGCACGCTCCCGATGTAGCCGACTCCTGGCGAATAGGCGCCGAGCTTGATGGCCTCGCGTCCGATGAAGACGACCCTGTCCTGATGGCCCTCGACCCACAGGGGGATCGTGCCCCCCTCGCGCGTGGCGGGCGCGGAGAGTGTGGCAAAAGGGATGGGCTCCTGCCACTGGAGCATCTCGACGACTTTGGTGTGCCAGGGCATCTCGAAGGCGTAGGCGCTCGTCTGCATGGTGCGCGCGATGGGGTCGACCGCATCATTCACGCTCTCAGGCATCTGCTCGAGCGTGTAGTCCTCGAGCTCCACACCCCCTGGCGCAGGCGTGATCCTGTGCCACTTTCGAAAGCCGAAGATCGTGGCCGCGAGCAGGGTCTCATCCCGCCCGAGCCCCAGGATCTTCAAGCCGTACTGGAGGTCTTGATCGCTCACACACGCACCTGTTCAGGAGTGGACATAGGTCGAGGCGAGCACCTCACACCGGAGTTCGAGCTGGTAGAGCTCCCCTTTGGCCTCGACAGGGCGCTCGCCGATGCAGGCCGTGAACCTGTTGCGCTGCTCGGCATCATCGATCCTCAGGGCCTCGACCCCCGTGGCGGGGAGCTCGAGGGTGTGGGTCGAGGCCGCGTTGTGCACCACGAGCATCGGCTCCATGCGGGAGAGCGTGTGGCGCCAGAGCTGCTGGAAGGTGTTGTTCCCATCGTAGCGCGCCGCGCACACCTTGCGCGCCATGGCCGGAAACTCGGCGTTCCTCGTGTGGCGCACCATCCCGCCTGGCATCTTCCTGTAGAGCAAGGTGCGCAGCACCTTCGTGCCCCAGCGCCAGTTGCCAAGGGCGTGGTCATACTGCTCGTGCACCTCGTCCTGGAGCTTGAACGAGGCGCGACGGTGCGTGGTGAGGTTCCCCTCGATGGCATAGGGCGTGAGGTAAGGCCCACCAAACGCGACAATCACATCCTCGGGGTGCTCCGGCGTGAGCGCGCTCATGCCGAGCAGGCCCACAGGAAGCGTCCAGTTCGGGTGGGTCACAAACCAGGTGTAGGTCGGGTTCGCGGCGAGCGTGAGCGCGAAGCCGGTGCCAGGCATGCGTGAGAGGCGAGGGGTGCGCACGGCGATCTGCACGCTCGTCAGGTTCGAGTAGATCGCCTGGCTGATCGCCTGCACCAGCGCCTTGAAGAAGGAGGGGTAGGCGGTGCTCCACATCGGCGAGTTGCCGCGGTCCATCCACAGCCAGTAGCGCCCCACGGGGAGCGTGATGGTGAAGATCTGGCCGCCAAAGTCGATCACAAGAGTGTTGTTCGCGCTCGTCAGGAGCACGCTCCCCACGATCCAGTCAGCTTCAAAGGGCGCACGGGCCATGAGGCAAAGCCCTCCTGTCAAGCCGAGCGCGCGAGCGTGCGGCGGGTGTCCTGATCGCTGGCTTGCCTGATCTCGCGCGCGATCTGCGGCGCGCTTTGCAGGAGCGTCGCGTTGTCAAAGCTGATCTGGTAGGTGATCGAGGTGGGCGCCTCGAGCTGGTCACGCAGCGCCCTGGCGTAGGCCTCGGCGCTCTTGGTGCGCTCGACTTCCAGGTCAAGCCGCGTGGCACGTGCAGCGCCCGCACCCGCCCCGCTCGCGCCCCCTCCGGAGCCTCCCGCCCCCGAGGCCCCGGCCACGCCCGCCACGATGCCATACTTGAGCGCGCTCGCCCCATGCAGCGCGGCGCCCTGCGCGAACGCAGGCACACCCGTCGTGGCGAACAGCGCGAGGTTCGCGAGCGCGGCGGCGCTCTCGATGAAGACCTGCGTCTTCGCGCGCTTCTTCGCATCCTTGATGAACACGTCGGCGAGCTCGCTGCCGATGCCTGCCACCGCAGACAGCGCGCTCTGGGTGAGCTTTGCCGCATCGGCCGCCGTCTTCTGGCTCGCCGCATACTCGAAGGTCTGCGCGGTCAGCGCACCCACGCTCTCAGTCACGCTCGAGAGCACCCCGAGGCGCTCCTGAAGCTGGGCCTGGTTGCGCTGCTCGAGCTCGAACTCCTGCTCGAGCTGCTCGATCCTGCGGTCGAGGAAGTCCGTGCTCCCCCCGCGCGCAGCCACGTTGTCCCGGTTGGCGCGCAGCTCATCGATGCCCGATTGACGCTCGGCGAGCAGGTCTCGGCTCAAGCTCGAGGTGTCCACCGAGAACCCCTGCACGGCGCCCTGCGTGACCGCATCGGGGACGAGGCGAGCGCGCTGCTTCTCGATCTCGAAGAGCTCGCGCGTGGCGGTCATCTCGGCGTTCCGGATGCGGAGCGCTTGCTCCTCTTGCGTGAGCGCGCTCTGCCTGATCTGGGTGATCTGTTGCGCGAGTTCGAGATCGATGAGGCGCATGGCCTGCGCTTCTCCCGCAAGCCGCGCCGATTCGATGCGCGCGCTCTGAAGCGCCTCGACCTCGGCGCGCTCCAGGGCGGCGAGCTCCGTGAGCCTCGCCTGGTTGACGAGGTACTCCTCCTCGACACGACCACGCGCGCCGAGCTCCTCGTTCTGCCTGATCTGGGCGATGCGGCTCCGGGTCTCGAGTTCGATGGCCTCGCGCTGCTTGCCCTGGGCGCGCAAGATCGCCACCTGGCGACGCGTGGACTCTTCGGCGCGCTCCTGCTCGATGGCCTCGAGTTCATCGGTGAGCTCTCGCTCGATCCGCACACGCTCGGCCACGAACTCATCGTTCAAGAGCTTCAAGAACCTCTCCTGCTTCTCCTCCTTGACGCGCGCGAGCTCCTCCTCGTTGGCGAGGATCTTCTCGTCGAGTTCGAGCTGTTTCAAAGCGGCGCGTGCCCTGGCCTCCTCCTGCCGTGTGCTTGCCGAGGCCAACTCTCTGTTCAGGATGAGCAGCTGCTCGCGATGAAAGATCTCTGCGTCGGTGATGTAGTCGATGCGCGCGCGAGAGGACGCAGGGGGTGTATCCCCCTCATCGGGCACCACAGGGGCTCTGGGCTGTCGCACCACGTTCCCGAAGCCCTCGAGCACGGCCGCCGAGCCTGAGGCCGTCAGGCTGGTCGTGAGCTCATATTGTGTGGCGAGCGCACGGTTCGAGGCGATGATGGCCTCCTCCATCTCGCGGTAGCGCTCGGAGAGCGTCGAGAGCGACTGCCCTGCCACAAACGCGATCTCGGGCTGGGTGCGAAGCCGCTCGTTCACACCGCTCACACGCTCACTTGCCGCGGCGAGCGCCTCGCCGAACTCATCCCCGATCTTCGCGCTCGCGGCGTACGCCCTGCCCGACTCATCGACGAGTCGGTTGGTGTCCTCGAGGACCACGCCGATGTCCTCGAGGTTGTCCTCGAAGTTCGTGGTGAAGTCGTCGATGTTCTGGGCGGCCTCGGAGAAGTCGAAGGTCAACGCGTTGAAGAAGGCGCGCGTGGCGAGCGTCCCGTTCTCGAGCGTGCGCAGGTAGATGCGCCCCGCGCGCGTCACGACACCAAGACCCTGCGCCACCTCGATGAGCCCGCCACCGAGGCGCGCGAGCACAGGGATGGCGAGGCTCCCCGCATCGAGCAGCGCGACGAGCACATCGACCCCCTCCTCGGCGAGCACGTCGAACTGCTCGAAGAGCGCGTTGTTCTTCTGGAGTTCCTGCCCTTGCCCGGAGAGCGCGATCGCGCTCTCCTTGACCACAGGCAAGAAGCGCTTGCCGATCGTGATGGCGTTGGCCTCCATGACGCTCAGGAAGATCCTGCCCTGTGCGCTCGCCGTGTCGTTGACCGTGGCGTTGAACTCGCGCGCGGTGCCCTCGGCGGCCTTGAAGCGCGCCGTGTAGCGATCGAGCACGCCCGTGCCCTGATTCAAGACGGTGATGAGCGAACGGCCCGCCACCTCCCCAAACAACCGAAGCACATCGGCGTTCGAGATGCCTGCGGCCTCGAGGTCGCGCAGCACATCGGCGAGCTGGCGCACGCTCCCGTCGCTGTTCTTGACCTCGACGTTGTACTTCTTCAGGACCGCCTGGCCCTCGGCCGTGGTCTTTTGCAGGCGAGAGAGCGCGTTGGCCGTGGCGCGGCCTGCGCGGGTGGACTTGATGCCCGAGTTCGCGAGCGCGGCGAGGATCGCGGCGGTGCCCTCGAGCGTCTGGTTCGAGGCGCTCGCAATGCCCGCGGTGTAGCTAAACGCGTTGCCGAGCTCCTCGACGTTCGTGTTCGCCCCGGTCGACGCGCTCACGAGCACATCGTTGACGCGCGCGAGGTCTTTGACCTCGAGGTTCAAGCCCGTGAGGATGTTCGTGGAGATGTCTGCGGCGCGCGCGAGATCGAGGTTCCCTGCGGCGGCGAGCTCGAGGCTCCCGGGCAGCGCCCCCACGCTCTTCTGGGCGTCGAGCCCTGCCTGGGAGAGGAATTGCAGGGCGCTTGCGGCCTCACGTGCGGTGAAAAGCGTCCTCTGAGACTGCTCGAGCGCGGCCTCATCAAAGAGCGCGAAGTTCCCCCCTCCGCTGATGGCGTCGACACGCGCGAGCTGCTGGGTGTATTCGGCGGCCGTCTCCACGCTCGACTGCAAGGCGCGTCCCTGCACGAGCACCGCGTCGGTCAGGACGCGGATGCCCCCTTCGACGAGCTGAATGCCTGCGTAGACCCCCGTGTAGCGTCTGGCCACGATCCCGAGCGCGTCAGACTGCCCACGGTAGGCGCGCGTGCTCTGACGGATCGCGCGCACCTCGGCCTGGGAGAGCCTGTTCTTGGCCGTGGCGGTCTTCAAGAGCTCTTGCACGGCGCGGCGCTGGTCTCGCGCGGCCTTGAACTGTGCGTTCGCGGCGCGGGCGGCCTCCTGGCTCGAGCGCGTGACGCGCTTGTTCGCACGCGCCACGGTCGCCAGATCGCTCACCAACTCCCCGTACTCGCCCTTGAACGCGGCGAGCGTGCGCGTGGCCTGATCGGCATCGGCTGTGACCTCGAGCTCGAGGTATTCGGCGCGCATGGGGAGGCGGCCTCCTGGCAAGGGGGTGCTGTGGGGGGGATAGGGAGGGGGTTATTTGTATTTTTTCTTGAGCTCGTCGTGGACCTCGGCTTCGGCCGCAAGCCAGATGTCATCGCCGATGTCGGCAAGCTCGGTGATCCAGTAGGGCTTGTGGTAAAGGTCCCCCAGTCGACCTGGCCTGATGAGCTTGAGATAGGTGTGGGCCAGGTCCCCGGCTCGACCATAGTCATGAGGGCGCCGCTCGGGATCAGGCACATCAAAGCCTTCGGCCTGTCCGAGCTCGCGCCACAGGTCCATCTCAGGAAGCCTCATGAGCTCGTCATGCAGCGCTTCACACTCCTCACAAGGGAAGAGGTCTGTGCCGCAGAAGGGGTCGTGGTCGTTTCGAAGGTGCGCCACATCCATGGCGAGGCGCTCCTTGCTCTGGGCGTGCTCCTCGGGGACCGACTTGCTCCTGAGGAGCGCGCGTTCAAGCAGGTCGGTCAGGTTTTTTTTTCCTCGGCATCGAGCCCTTCTGCAATGGCATACCCGAGCGACACGAGGTTCTTGAGCATCATGGCGCTGTCCCCGAGGCGCAGCAGCACGCCGTTCTGACGATACTCCTCGCTCTCCTCGCGCCAGATGACAGGCACGCGGTCGTTGCTGCCCTCCGAGCGCTTGGTGAAGTTCGACAGGCGGGTGACATACTTCATGGCGAGCGCGAGGTGGTGTTTGACATCCTCGAACTCGAGCACGTGGAATACACCACGACGCGGCGCCCATTGAACGTGTGCGTGACCATGCGCATCAAGCTCGACTTCCTCGAGGAAGAGGTCCGGATCTTCAAAGGCTTCCTCCTCCTCCTCGGACGGGTTGGGCTCCTGAGAGGGAGAGTCTGTCTCGGCATCCTCTTCGGCCTTTGCAGAGGCTTCGACCTCGGCCTGATCCTCAGAAGGCGCTTCATCCTTTGGTGCGAAGTGGCTCCACGGTGCCACCTTGATTTTGATGCGTGCGCCCGGTTCGCCCTGCACCTCGATCTCCACGAAGCGCCCATGCAATAACTCGCTGAGACGCTCGAGCTCTCCATCAATGAGCTCCTCCTCCTTGCGCTGGACAATCTGGTCCTGCCGACGCCACTTCTGGCGATCCTCCAGCGTCACGGGATTGAACCAGATCTTGGGTACGCTGCGTTGGTCGTACTTCTCCGCATCGCGGTACTGCAACGGAACGAAGCTCTTCTCGTCATCGATAAAAAATTCAGCCATCACATCACGCAAATACACACGAGCAAGGAAGCGACAGACCTGATGGACATGCCGCTTCCTTGCCCATGCTTGTGGGGGTTATGGGGAGAGGGAGAGGGGCAGGGGGAGGATCAGGCGAGCTTCTCGAAGCGCATCAGGTAGTTGTCATCGCCGTTCAGAGCCTGGGCGAGGTAGTCCACGGTGAACTGCTTTCTGGAGTTGCCGCTGCCCGGCTGCATCGTGGTCCAGCGCATGTTCGGGAAGCTGATGCGGAAGAGGTTCACGCCGTCGTTGATCTCGAGCACGAAGTCCAGATCGAGGTCGTTGTTGTGCACGCGCTTGACCCAGTTGCCAGGGCCGGTGTCCGCGATGAGCGTGTCGAGGAACTTCAGGGTGAGCTGGCCACCCATCTCGCCCGGGTCCATGATGATCTCGCTCACGCCCTCATCACACGCCTCGATGTCCTCGGTGTTGTCCTCGAACGTGTTGTTCGGCGAGAACGTGAACGCGTCGATCCCGAGGTCGAAGTACGCGTCCGCGCTGTCACGCTCCTTGACCTTGGCGCTGACGCACTTGCCCTTGAAGAATCCCACCCCAAGGCCCTTGGTGGCAGGCCCAGGGATCGTGGCCACCCCTGCAAACTCCTCATAGAACCCGTGCAGGGCACGCAGGGTCAGGTCGAGGATCACAGCCCCCGTGCCCTGGATCTGAAGGTTGAAGGTGCCGCGCGTGCCGAGGTGTTTCTGGCGGGCGAGGTTCCCGTTGCCATCCTCTCGCCACAGCCCATAGAACACGGAGTCCGGCCAGTTCGCACTCGTCGGGCCATACTCGGCGTAGTTCCCCACGCCAGCAGACCCCTCGGTGTCCTTGATGATGGCGCCGCAGGCTTGCAAAGCGGCATCCGAGGCGCTGATGGCGGCGACCTGATCGACCAGGAACCCGAGCTTGTTCTGGAAGGTCAGCCCGAGGTAGCCATGTTCGCGATCGCCCGCACTCGAGGTGGGGTAGAGCTCGAACTCCTCGTCATTCTCGAAGGTGTCCTGGTGATCATAGCCAGGCTGCCCCGCGAGACGCATCGCGTCCACGGGCTCGGTGTCGGTGCCATAGGCCGCAGGGTTCGTGATGCCGAGCACCGCGCCGTATTCTTCATAGACTCTGCCCATGGGGGTGTCCTCTGGTTCGTGGGGGATGGTGGGGGAGGTGGGTTTAGAGGTTCGGGACGTACTGGTGCTGCTCGATGCGAAGCTCGAGGTAGACGATGTTGATGGCGAGCTGCTGCACCTGCCCCACGGCGTTCCTCACGGAGGTGGAGAACTGCACGGTGAGGTCGTCGACGATCTTCAGGTCCTGGCACACAGGCGAGTGCTTGCAGCGCGCAAGGAGCATGTATTTGAGCGCGCCGATGTAACACATCGCCCGGTGGGAGAGGATCTCCTCGTCCTCGAGTAGGCGCCCCACAAACACCTCGCCTGGCGGCAGCTGGTCAGGCGCCCTGCCCTGCGCGTCTTCCTCCTCATCACGCACGGGCTCGTGCCCTCCCGCAGACAGCATCAGCGCGACGCCAAAGGAGAGCTCCACGCGTGACTCGAACGAGCCGCCGTTCGACAGGCTTCGCGCCCCCTCGTCTTCCTGGGTGGGCAGCGTGGGCCCCACGAACAGACACGTCGACTCGCTGCGGGGCGAGAGGTTGTCGGGCGTGGGCTGCACCTGCGTGATGATGCGCTTTGGCGCCGGGAGATAGAGCCCGTTTGTGGTGGAGTACGGCAGGCCGTCAGCGTTCTCCTCCACGTCATAGAGCGCGTGAAGGTCTGCCTCGAAGTGGTGGCGCAGCTGGTAGCGCAGGTAAGCATTCGTGCCCCTCCACCCCTCGTCCACGCCCACCTCATAACCATTCTGTAAGGGGCTGGCGGGCATCTGAACGGCTCACGGGTCAGGGGGTGAGTGCAGGGATGGGGGTGTTCGCGGGGAGGCCTCGCCTCAAGACATCCGTGAAGACGTCTTTGGCGAGCTCGCGCTTCTGTGCGGCGCGCATCGCAAACGGGTTTCTCCCCGGATAAGGCTCGCCAAACTGGTTGGTGCCCCCTCTGAAGAGCTTGACGATGTGGGGGTGCACGGCGCCAAACTTCACGCTGCGGTCGTTCACCTCGAACACGTGGCCGGGGTCATTGGGGTCGGTGAGCGCGGGGAAGAGCCTCTCCTTGCCCCCCTTCTCCCAGCGCAGAAGATCGAGGTGCCCGAGGATCGCGCGCTTGTAGGCGGCATACTTCGGGTTGTAGCCCGCCCAAGGGGTGCCGCCGTGGGCGCCTGCGGTGGCAAACTGGCGCCTCAGGTGCGCGAGCAGGTAGCGGTGGGTGTGCATGAGCGGGCGGCGCATCGACTTGAGCGCGCGGATCATGCGAGACAGGGTCCGCTGGGTGTGCGCGGTCTTCGCGCGGTCGATCTTGATATCGATGACAGGGAGGAAGGTGGCGTTGGCGAGGCTCATGACAGCCCCCTGCCAATCACGCGACGCGTGCGGCGTGCGCAGGGAGGCTCGGCATCGCCCATCTCACGAAGGTGCGCGTGCTCAAGCTCGGCTTCGAGTGCCTCGGCTTCCCTGCGCAGCCGCTCTGTGCTCTCCCCGCTCATGCCAAAGCGCCGATCCACCTCATAGGCGGCCGCGGCGATGATCCCGGCCTTGAGCTTCTCGTGGGCATCGGGGTGCTCATCGAGGTCACCGAGGATGAAATCTCGCGAGGTGAGGATCGTGTTGAAGCGCGCCGCAGCGCGCACAATGAGCCCCTCGACCTGCTCGAGGTTCAGGCGCTGTGAGGTCGCCGTGATGGTCGCCCCATCGACGTGGCTTGCCTCGAGGACCTGTGTGGCCGTGACGCCATGTGTCAAGACTTCGCCCATGCTAGAACCCCGGCGTCATGCGGTAGGGCGCCCAGAAGGTGCGCTTGATCTCGCGTTCGGTGTAGACACGTCGTCCCTTGTGTAAGGACTGCGCGCTCGTGTGGAACGAGGTCGTCTCTTTCGTGCCATCGCCAAGATCACGCGTGATCGACTTGATGGTCTGCCCCTCGCGTAGCTCACCCACGAGCTTCCCGCTCTCCGTGCTCGTGAAGTAGTGCCGGTCGGCATCTTCATCGATCTTGATGGCGTCAAAGCGTGTGCGCACCCACTCCACGACCCCGTTTCTGACGCGCGCGGGGATCTTCATCTCCACGCCATCTGCGTCGACAAAGGGGTTGTTGCAGTAGGTGTCTGCGACCTCCAGCGCCTCCTCGACGAACAGGGTGAGCTGCGCATCCCACACGGCGTCATCCTTGGCGAGACGCAGCAGCGGCTTGACGAAGGCGAGGTCGATCCCCGAACGGTCTGTGACGGCGGTGCAGGGCATGGGGTGCGCCTCGGTGTGTGCTGGGGTGATAAGCTACTTGGGGGCGTCTTCGCCCTGCGCGGCTTGTGCAGAAGGGGGTGGGGTCTCTTTTTTCTTCTTCTCGAGGGCGAGCTCTTTCTTGAGCGCCTCGGCCCTGGGCTTGAGCTCGGCGTAGCGCGCCTTGTCCTCGGGCGGGATCACGACACCCTCACGGATGAGCGCGGCGACCTTGATGGGCTGTTTCAGGGTGCAGTACTCGTACTGCTCGAACACACGGCCCGAGACTTTGCGCTGCACGGTGAAGATGGGGAGAGAGGGGGTGGCCATCGCATGTCCTCGCTGTGTAGGGGGAAAGGAGAGGGTGTGTCGTGAGAAGCCTTGAAGCTCAGGGCTTCTCACGACACGAGATCAGATCAGCCCGTGCTCGGTGAGGAAGGCCTCACGGCGAGCCGCGAGCTCTTCTTGCGTGCCCTTGCCAGAGAGGCCCTCGACGGCGGCGACCGCGCTCCGCAAGGCGCCGAAGTCCTCGATGTCCACATCGATGAGCTTCTGGATCTCGGGGGTGACCACGAAGTCCTTGTCAGGCTCTCCCTTCTTATGCGCGCCTTCCTCGGACTGCGCGGGGGGTGCAGGCGGGGCCGTGGGCTCTGACCTCGAGGAGGTGGGCCTCGCCAGGAACTCGGCGGGGCAGTCGATGATGCCCTGCGCGTGAAGGTACATGAGCGTGGAGGGGTGGCGCTCTGGACACGCGTCGCCACTCTTGTACGAGACACCCTGCATGGTGTGCTTGGTGCGAAAGACAGGGCCAGTTTGCTTGGTCGTCATGGGGATGGACTCTTCTTTTAAGGGAGGGGGAAAGGGGACTCATGACGAGGCAGGCGATGGTCTCACCTGCCTCGTCACGTTCGGCGAGCGCGCGGCATCAACCCGCCTGAGGCGCCTCGTTGAAGCTGCCGCGACGGAAGGCCTGGGGCTGCTCGACGATGAGCACCTCGAGCTGCTCGGCGAGCATGACGACCATGTTCTTCACGAAGAAGTCCGCGTGCTGCTCGGCGACCCTCAGGGTCATCTCCTCGTTGTAATAGACAGGCGCCTGGTTGAAGTCCCCCACGAGGAAGTCACCACGCTTCAGGAGCCCGCACAGGATCACGCGCACGTTCCAGAGCATCATCTGCCCGTTCTGGTTGGTGTAGCTCATGCCCATGATGTACTGCCCGTGGTCATCCTTGGCGAGCTCGATGTCCTCGGCATCGAACGGGTTCAGGACCACGTAGTTCGGCATCACGCCGAGGTCATACAGGCCGGTCATCGCGCGGCGCACCGCGTCACGCTTGGTGTCGCCCACGACCCCATTGCTCCACAGGTAGGCCGGGATGTTCGTGTTCGAGAAGAACCCGAGCATGTTCCCGTTCTGCCCGTCGCCATAGAGGTAGTTGTACACGGCGCTCTTGCGCACCTTGACGGGGAGCTTGCGCTCGATGGAGTCGACGATGGTCGAGGCGGTCTTGAGCAGACGATTCGAGACAGGGATCCAGCCTGCGATCGTCTCGAGTTGAGAGCTCTTCTCCTCGTACTTCGCCTCGAGCTCGGGCTTGAGCTCGGTCTCTGCGGTGTACGCAAACTTGTCCGCGGTGACCTCCACGCCCTGGGCATGGGCGGCGGTGAACGCGTCGACGGTGATGACGTTCGTCGCCACGTTGATGGCGGAGATGGTACGCTCCTCGCCCCCGACGCTGATCTTTGTGCCCACCACGAAGGCGCGCGCGTTGCTCACCGTGAGCGTCGTGTCGGCGATGGCCACGGCGGCGGCGAGCTTGTCGATGAGCTTGATGGGGGTGGTCTCCTCGATCCACTGCACCTCGCCTGCGCTGGTCTCGATGCGGGGGAGGATGTCATCCAGGCCGATCATCGTCTCTAGTGCGTCGACGACCTTGCCGGTGCGCTCCACGTCCTCGATGGGGTTGCCGTTTGCATCCGTGCTCGTGAGCGCGGCGCGGGTCACCGGCTTGCGAGGCATGTCACGGGTCTTGATGGTGATGGCGCCGCTTCGCTGACCTGACTTCAGGCTCTCGAACAGCTCGCTCTCGACCATGATCTGGCCTGCGCGCTTGCGCTGACCTGCCTCGGGCGTGCGGGCGTGCTTCTGGATGAGCTTCTCGAGGTCATCAAGACGCGTCATCACCTCGCCGCCTGCCTTCTCGTCGTCGAGCTCGGCAAGCCGGGTCTTCAATGTCTCGACCTCCGAGGAGAGCTTGGTGACCTGCTCGGTGGACAGCGTGCTCGCCTCCTGGGCAGCGCGGCTCGACTCCGCGGCCTTTTCGCTTGCCTCACGAGCCTGGGTGAGCTGGGTGGTGACGGTGGTGGACAGGGTGGTCACGCTCGCGAGGATCGTGTCCATGTCTGCGTTTCGGGTCGAAGTGGGTGCGGTGTTGGTGTCGCCCATGATGTGTGATCTCCGTGGGGTTTGTACGAAAAAACCCCACGTCCTGGACCTGAACGCGGTCCGGGAGGTGAGGCGGCTGGGGTGAAGGAAGGAAGAAAGAGAGGTGGGTGAAAGAGAGGTGAGGGTGGCCTACATGATGGCGAGCTGCGCGTGCGCGAGCTCGAGCGAGAGCAAGACCTTCTTGGCGGCCTGATCTCGAGCGCGCTCATCCATCTGCGCGACCTCGGCGCGCACGGCGGGGGGCACGGCGGGCACCTCGATGGGCACATCCTTGCCCGACTTGATGGCGTCGAGCTCGGCCTTCAAGGTCTGCATCATCTCGAAGAGCTGCGCGTGGGCCTGCTCGGGGGCATGCGCCGCGAGCGCGGCGAAGCGCGCGCCCTTGTCGCGAAGGCTTCGCACGCTCTCCACGGTCGCCTGATCGTTGGCGGGGTAGGTCACCACGCTGTACTCGGCAAGGCGCGCCACGAGGATCTCCTCGGTGGCGTTCTGGTAGATGGGGTTGAACCACATGTCCCACCAGTCCTCGGGCGGCTCGATGAGATCCCCTGTGGTGTCATCACGCCACCGTGAGACGAGCGTCCAGAACCCGATCGAGAGCCCGTCGATGCTGCCATCGTTCAGGAGGATCAAGGCGTCCTTGCCGCGCGTCGTCTGGCTGACCTTCGCCTCGCCGAGCAGGCCCTTGTCGTCCTCCTCGAGCGAGAGGATCTTGCCGATGGGCTCATCGGTCTTGTGCTGCCACAGGAACTTGACCTTCCCCTCCTTGAACTCCTTGTCGATCGTCTCGGTGAAGGCGCCCTTGATGAGCTTCGTGCCCCAGGAGTCCTTGACGTCGAACACGCTCGCGTAGCCCGAGACGATGCCCTCCTTGAGCTTCTCGAGCCCATCGGGCGCGAGTCTGCAATTCCACTGTCGCTGGTGGTCGATCATGATGACGTCATCCTGTGAGGAGAGAAGAGGAGCGCTCAGGGCGCGATCGAGGGGAGCCCGAGCTCGAGGTAGTCGTTGATCTGGTCGTTGGTGTACCCGAGCTTCTTGAGCCGAAGCGCGCTGTTGAGCTTGGCGTCGAGCACCGCTTGCATCGCGGGGATGCGGGTCTCATCGGGCACGATCACCAGGTCCTCGCCGAACTCGTAGGCGAGGTCCGAGGTGAGCATCTGGCAGATGCGGCGCAGGTAGGCCATGACCGTCTGGAGCCAGAAGATGTCGAAGGCGCCCTGCACGTTCGAGTAGTTGGCGTTCTCGAAGTAGGTGGCCACAGGGGGCGGCACGTGGAAGAGCGCGAGCAGGTCATGGCGGTAGTGCACGCGCTGCTCGAGGAACTGCATCTCGCGCGGGGACAGAGAGAGCCCGTGGATCGTGGCCCCGTTATCGAGGATCAGGACCTTGCCGTCCTGCTCCGCGTCGGTCGTGGCATCGAGCCGCTCACGACGCTCGTTGTAGGCGAACTCGTTGAGCTCCTCTTCGAACATCACCGCGGCGCTTGGCCTGCCCTGGCGCCCTGCGACCTTCTTCTGGTAGCCGAGCGCCTCGGTGTCCGAGTCGACGGCGAGCGCCGCGCTCCGCAGCACGCTCGAACCCCACCACGGGTTGCACGGGTCAGGGAGCATGATGTGCCCGACATCCTCGGGGTTCCAGCGCTCGACGACCTGGCTCCTCGCGATGGTCGAGCGGCGCCTGTAGTGGTCGAGGATGGCGCGTGAGCCCTGGCGCGCCTCGATGGGCGTCATGTCATCGGGGCTCACCTGATCGAGCTCGATGGGCAGCCCGTCGCTGCTTCGCAGGGCCTTCAAGAAGAGCCCGTTTCCCGCGAGCAGGATGTGCTGGACCATGCGCTCGATGAAGTCGGACTGGGGCTGGTAGGTGTTGGGCTGGTCGATCACGTGTTGCAGGCGCTGCGCGCTGACCTTGTTCGTGGTGATGACCTTGCCATCACGCTGGCGCCGGCGCACGACGAGCGGCACCGTGGCGACGTTCTGCGCGATCAGATCGACGCACAGCCTCACCACCGCGGCCTTGTGAAAGCCGTCACGCGTGGCAAGCTTCAGGCTCATCGCCCCATCCCTGTGGGAGAGCGAGGAGGTGGTCGACGAGGAGACCGGGCGATGGGCCGTCAGGCTCAGGCCGAGCGTCCCCGTGCCGATCGGGGGGTTCAAGTCCGAGCGCAGCCGGGCGGGGCCAGCTTCCGCATGCACGGAGGGAGAAGATGCCCCGTCTGCGAGCTGGCGCGCCCTGTAGGCCCACACCGACTCCCCCTGTCGCCACGCCGCGATACGCTCTGAAAAGCTCATGGTGCCCTGGGCAAAAGAAGGAGAGGTGAGAGAGGGGCGCGATCTAAGTCCAGCCGATGTGTGCGGTGCGCCTCGGCGCGATGACGTCATCGGCGAACGCGTAGACGAGCGCATCGGCGTGATCAGGAGACTGCGAGGAGCCACGGCGGCGCTTCATCTCATCCTTGCGCTCGACCTGGATGAGCCCTGCCGTGCTGCGCTTCTCCTTGAGCCAGGAGAGCTGGTCGATGAGCTTGGGGTCATTCGGGATGCTGATGCACTCCTCGAGCGGGTAGCCTGCGCCCCGGGTCACGTTCTCATAGGTCTTTCGGAAGCGCTCGCGCACGTTCCAATAGAGCTCGGCCCTCAGGTTCACAAAGAGCTCGTGACTGCGGCGCCCGTCAGGCCACCTTCGCCGCGTGGCCTTCGCCGAGAACTTGATGCCCTGCGCCTTGAAGTGCGCGGGGAGGTCGTGCAGGGCGAGCTGATGGGGCGGGAGATCCCCGAGCGCCACGCGCAGCGCCTCACCCACGCCGAGCACGTCATAGGAGAGGCAGGAGGCCCCCTCCTCCCCGCAACGCTGCAAGATCCGCTCGGCGCTCTCCTCAGGCAAGAGTCCATGCCAGCTCTCCCCCTCGAAGACGAGCGGCCCGCAGCGTGGGTAGAGCACGTTCGAGTCTCCTGTCAGGCCCACGTCGAAGCCTGCCGAGATGTGCGCGCCGCCCGAGACCTTGAACCCCACGGCCGCCTTGACCCAGGCTGGCGGGATGACGCTCCCCTCGGCGCTCCCGAGGAAGTCCATCATGACCTCCTGGGCAAAGCCTCTGGGGTCATGGGCGCTCTCTTGCCTCATGCGCTCGAGCCAGTGCGCATCCCTCCAGGGCACACAGTCCCAGGGCATCTCGAAGAGGCGGGTGACGCCCTGCTTGATGCGCTGGGCAAAGGGATTATCGAGCCCGTTGGGGGTCGAGATCTCGATCAGGACCTCGGTGTTGTTCAGGATCCCGCGCAGGCGCTCCAAAGGGTTGTCGCTCTTGGCGGCCTCGTCCCACACGTAGATCGAGGCGCGGCCCCCCACGCCCATGTTCTTGCCGATCTCGCCGGTGATCGAGCTGCCGGTGTCCGGGAACACGATCGCGAGCTTCTTGGAGTGGTCATCGCGCTTGAAGCCTGGCGCGACCACGGCCATGAACCACTTGGGCAAGCGCGCCATGAGGATGCGCGCCTTCTCGAACAGGCTGTCGGGATCCCCCAGGACATCGAGGCTCTTCTCGGTGCGTGACCCGAAGGTGGCCTTGAAGCCCTTCTGGAAGAGCCCGGCCCACACCGAGTAGGCGATGAGCACCCAGGAGGCGCCCACGCCGCGGCATTTGAGGATCGAGGCGTTCAATTTGTCGCGGCGCCACAGCCCGATCTCGATGAGGAGCTCGCGCTGGCGCTCATAGAGCTCGAAGGGCACATAGCCCGGGACATCCTTGCCGGGGTTGCGTGGGTCATAGGTCCAGGCGAAGTGATCGATGAAGAAGGCCACATCCCTGCGACACTTCTCGATGACCTTGGCCTGGAAGTCGGGATCCCCCTCGCAGCGCCTCTGGAACTTCAGGCGTTTTTCTGCGGCCTGTCGCCAGAGGTCATGCGCACGCGCATCGCTCGTCTTGAGGCTCGCGAGCTCCTGCACCATGGTGGACTCACTTCAACCCGTCAGCGAGCTCACGGTCGAGCTCGTCATCAGTGAGCTCGGCGGCAGCCTTCTGCTGGGCGAGCGTGGCGCTCGCGATCGCCCCGGAGTGCTCGACCTTGTAGGAGGAGCGAAGGTGCGGGAAGAGCCTCTCACCAAGCCACGCATCGGCCTTCCAGTCCACGAGCGCCTTGGCGTGGGACTTCTCGAGGATCTTTGCGGTGAGGTGTTGCTCGGCGACGGCTCGCGCGTGCGCGCAGCTGTAATAAAACTCGAGGTAGACGGCTTCACTGGCGGCCTCGGGCGTCGCACACACGACCTCTTCATCGAGGGTGGGGTCGGCTTCAAAGAGCGCCATGAGGCGCTCGGCCTCCTTCTTGCCTCGCGACATCCAGCGGTGGTAGGCCTGGCGGGTGATGCGATGGAGCCCACACACGACCTCGATGCTCACGGTCTTCTTGAGCTCCTCGGCGATCGCCGAGGTCAGCTCGGGGGTGCATTTGGTGGGTCGGGCCATGGTGGTGTGAGGGGGTGTGGAGGAGAGGGGTTTTAGTCGCAGAGGATGTCGCGGGTGTCGAGGTAGTCCCGCACCCTCTCGCTGTGGGGGGGTGGGGGTCCTTTTTTCTTGATCCAGTGAAGGAGCACATCACGGGAGAGGCCAAGCGAGGCAGCCAGATCATCGAGGTCAAGGAGCCCTAACCGATGAGCCCTGCGCACTCTGCATACAAGACAGCACGAGCTCATGGCGGTCAGCGCTCCTTTTTGGTCTTCGATGATGAAGAGGAGGGAGATCGAGCGTGAGCATCCTATGGGGAGGGGAACCACGTCACGAGGGTCACAGGTGGAGAACCCTGTGCGCAAAAGGCTCTGGCTCGTGTAGAGAGAAGGAAGCCAAAGCCCTGAAGAAATGTGACGCGAGGCCCTTGCCCGCAAGATGTTCAGCACGATCCTTTCTAAGGAGAGAGATGGCATGGTGAGTCCGTATCGCCTGGCCTGCTCATCCCGTGGTGTGTGAGGTCTGCGCCTCTACCCTACTGCAACACACCCACGCGTCACGTGCATAATTAATCCATAAAAATCAAAAACTTACACAAATAAACAAGACTTCTTTGTGCCGTCTAGATTCCTGACGGCATCAGGGAGGCGGGGGGCTCTGCGGCGTGAGCTCGAGCGAGAGCTCCAGGATGCTGATCAGGGCGCGAGTGCGATCGAGCTCGTCCACGAGCCGGGCCTCTTCGGCCTTCAACACCTCGAGATCACGCTGCGTCTGGCGGGGGCCATAACCGAGCACACGCTCGGTGCGCTTCCAGTCGAGCACCTTGCTCACCAGGTCACGCACACTCTTTGGGGGGTTGCGGTGCAGATAGCCCGCCCAGAGTCGCGCGGGTTGAGTGCGCAGCTTCAGGACGACGCGCGCGTAAAGGTAGCGGTCTTTCTTCATCTCACATCCTCTCTTCGTTGCCGGGCAAGGCGTCTTCGCTCCTCGGCGAGCGCGTCATCGAGCAGCGCCATCACTTCATCGCTCCATCCAAGGATCTCCTCATCGGGGAGGTGCGCGAGCTCGGGGTGCCGTGTGCGGTGGTTCTTGAGCACGCGCCCCCTCGTGCAGAAGGTCTGCTTGGGAAAGGGAGGGGCGAGCTTGGCGTGGTCGCTCAACCCGAGCCGACGGCGCTCCTTGCGCCACTCATCGAGCGTGCCCTGCTGGTGGTTCTCACGCAGCTCCCTGGGAAGCCTTGGCCGATCGCGCAGCCCGTGCACCCAGTCATCGGCGAAGACCTGCCCCTTGTGGGGAGGGATGGTCCTGGCGAAGCGCGCGAAGAAGTGGGAGAAGTCAGCCAGGTCAGGCGCCCACCACGGCTCGGGGTCAGGCGGCGTGGAGGTGTCGATCTTCTGGCGCGCGGTGTCGAACGCGTTGATGGCGCACTGCTCCTGCAAGAGCAGGTACACCAGGACGAAGTGCAGGCCGTTGTGGATGTCTGCGAGCGCGCAGATCTTGACGTCATCGTGCATGGGGCATGTCACATGAGGGAGGAGTGAGAGTCAGGGCAAGGGCGCGCATCCAGCGCGGGCAAGAAGATGGGCACAGTGATCGACGGCCTCGGCGAGGCTGCACAGCCCGAGGGTCGCAGCGCGGGACGATTCAGCGAGCTGCTCGAGCACAAAGAGGGTGCGCGCCCAGCGCACATCAGGGCGCCTGTCGATCCATCGCGCAAGCCCTTCGCGCAAGAGTGGCTCTCTCCAGTGATGTCTCGTGTCAATCATCGAACTCTCCCTGTGCCACGAGCAAGAGCAAGTCTCTGTGCTGTTGATGTGCTTCATCGACGGTCAAACACTGAACTTGTTCCACAAGGCATCCTCCATGCTTTGTGCCCAGGCCACCTCGCCATACAGATGAGCTGTACACGTACACATCACGAGTTCGAGAGGTGAAGGGGGTGTAGTCACGTGCGTCTCGGACGCATCGAAGCGTGGACACTGTCAGATCACCCACGCGAAACCTCCAACCAGGATATTTGACTCGCGAGAGATCCGCAGGATCGTGCATCCGCAGCATCGGGGGCTGGCGCTGAGCTCGAGCTTTCACCCATTCAATAAGTCGCACGCTCTTTTCTCTGCCATGGTCTGGACTGCGAAGCCTCCTACAGAGCGCACATGACCTTTCACACTCACGGCCCGGCACATGCTTGAGATGAAGCACAGCATCAAGGCGCTGAGGTTTCACGAAGACCCTGATATACACGGATGCGCCGCGCTCTTCATCGAACGTCCTAACATCTTCGACGAGTTCCACGGTCACGCCGAGATACGCATCGAGGTAAGGCTCGATGTGTGCGATCAACCAGCGAATGGCATCATCACGCTCATCAGACCACGCGATCTCAAGATAGCCCCCGTGCACGTCTCGCTCTTCATCCCACGTCACCTCACAGGTCAAGACATCCAGGCCCTGCCCACCACACGCATGCATGAGCGCCTGCCTGACCTGCATCGCATCTACAGACGTGACAACATAGGGCACGTTATCGATGACCTTCACGATACGCTTCACACCCACCCTCCCCGCTCACAAGCCTCGCCGCTGACACGCCTTCGCATCCACGCGATCGCGCGCCCATCACACTCCACCTTTCGAAGGGTGGTGCAGCGATGCCTCGCGAGGAATCCCTTGATGCCCTCGACCCATTCGCCTGGCGTCTCGTCATAGAAGATCGAGCCCCCACCCACGTACTCGATGCACTCGTGGGAGAGGCCTATCCCCTCCTCTTCGCCGTTGATGACCACGCAGGACGAACCAGACACAGACTCATCCTCGGGCCACCACGTCACGTCGAACGGGATGCCACGACGCACCGCGTCGATGAGGAGCTCGCACACGATGGCGAGCTCGCGCTCTGCTGCGCTCTGTGGCCAGGGCGTGCAGGTACGCCAAGGGGTGGGGAAGGTCGCACATCTGCCATCCCACGCATGCCCACATACCTGGAGTCGTGCACACCGCATGACCACGGCGTCACGAGGGCAGGGTTGAGGCACAGGTTCACTCAGCACACCACAGTCCCCTTGAATGCGACACACTACCCCCATCACTCCTCCTTCACGCTCGACAAAGAACCCGACTCGGGCCTCTCCTTGTGAGCACGAACCATTGCCTCATAGCGCGCAATGACTTTCTCCCTGGTACCGTTGTCCTCCAAACCCCGAAGCGTCACAAACTTCCTGGCGTGCCACCACGCTACCCAGGACATCAGCAATGCGAACCCAACGCAAATCAATGTCGAGATGAGCCTTGCTGTATGGTTGGGCGCAAAGGGACACACCACAAGCCCGGCTACCCATAGGATCAGAGCAAAGAGGCTCGCAAAGATCATGTCTCCAGCAAGACCCCCCTCCCATCCGATCCACCAACGCACCCACCACACCGGATGGACCTGACGCGCTGTGTCGAGAGCCACCCCGCGCTCGAGCTTCTTGAGGCGCCTTGTCGTGCGCCATGCCTGCCACAAATTCACTCTTCCTCCTTGATGTGTTCGAGCTCGCCGCACGCTGTCTCATGCGTCGCAGCGTGAAGGTGTTCGTTATGCTCCTGATTCTGCTCTTGTTTCAGAACCTTCGCGTTCCTCTTTCTTCCTCGGGAGCGTGGCCTGTCCCGACTCCTCCTTTTCTTTCGTCGTGTCGCCATCTATTCCTCCTCTCGATAGGCGAGGATCGTCCTGTGCGTCTCCTCGCTCGATGTATCAGGAGTCACCTCGGCGTGCTCATCGAGCACCTCACGGGGACTCGCACTCATGACCTCCCAGGGATCGGTCGCATAGCGTGCGGTGACATACTCGGGCGTGATGCTCAGCTCGGCGCTCGGCCAGCGCCTCGCCATGTACGCCACCACGGCCTCTTGCGAGGTACACAGGGCAAGGAGCCCACCCTCCCGCGTCGCCGAGTTGTAGACAGTCACAGGCCAGATCTTCACATCCCCTCCTCGATCTGCACGAGCACGGGCTGTCGTGTCACAGGGCACATCGTGTAGTGCGTATGCGGCATGGGCACATGACCGAGCAACGCGAACACCTCGAGGTCTGAGTGATCCTCACCACATCGCGCGCAGCATCGAATGCCCATCTTGTGCGTGGCAACGGGCATCTTGTGCACCTCGGGCAACTTCATGTGGTCGATCAACTGCCCGCCACGCTCCCTGATGTACCCCATCATGAGGGTGGCGAGCCCTCCTGACATGGCCGCACGACTCAGAGGCTCTGGCGGATGAGGCTCGATGCGCGCGATGAGCTCGAGCGCATCGCGCATTCTGTTGATGCAGGAAGCCACCTCCTGCCACGCGAGCTCGACCTGGTCACTCGTCTTGGGCCACAACCGGCTCTTGGTCTTGAAGCCGCACGCCGTGCACTGGCTATCCCCATCAGGGCGCCTCTCCATCACGATCTGGTCACTCCCACACTCCGGACAATTCATGCGGTCTTCTCCTCTTCCATGTCTTTCCCGAGCCCTTCCTCGAGCTGTTCAATGACCCGTGAGAGCGTCCAGTGCGCCTCTTTGAGATCTTGCAGCGCGCCCTTCCCGCCTGAGCGCTTACCAAGGCACAAGAGCTTCTTGATGGCATGCGCCACGCCATAGTCTGTCACGTGATAGGCCGCGCACACGTCGTACACATCGATCTGCACGCCACGAATGATCTTGTTGTACGGGTTCTGCTTCTTTGCCCGGTCGATGTCGAACCCCACAGGGGCAGGCTGTGCAGGCACCGCTTCCGCGAACAAGGGGCGGTTGCATTGATGACACACCTCACCCTCCTCGCCCATCAAGGGCGGCGCGCCGCACCCCGCGCAACGGATCTTGAACTCACTCATCCCTTCACCTTTCCAAAGATCGTCCTGTCATCGATGTCTTGAGCTGCAAACCAGTCTCGAAGACGCCCTGCTGACGCACACGAGAGGGGCGCGTGGAGCTTGAAGCACCCGCTCACGAGCTCCATCGTGAATGCCACCCCCTCCCCCACCTGCACCCGGCGCATCACGAGCACGTCCCCGTTGCCAAGTGGGAGCTTGATCTCGCCCTCGGGCTGGGGCGCAAGCCAGGGCTCAGGGTCATACGTGAACCCGTGTGGGAGGTTCAGCCTGGCGAGCGCTTGCGCGGGGGTCTCCCAGAGGTGATCACACGCGCTGCATTCACAGTGCATCTCATGGTCGTGGTCCCCCACCGCCCCACACTCTGGGCATGTCATCATGTGCGGAGTCATGCACTATCCCTCGCTGAGCCTTCGAAACTCTGCCTTGAATGCCAAGAAATCGAACGCCTCCTTGGTCTTGTCTGGATGCACGACGAGTACGCCTGTCATCGTGAACTTGAGCCGGGTGAGACACGTCGTGATGTAGATGAACCTTTCGATCACCACGCGCTCTCCCGTACTCCTGCACTCGTACTCCCCACCCTCCTCGAGGAAGTTCAAGGGATCTGGCACACCGCGATTCATGCATCCTCCCTGGGCGGGCACATCGCCCTGAACCCCTTGCAGGGCTCGAAGCGACACGCCACGTCATGGAGCGTCACGTGCTTGCCGCGCGCCATGTCCATCACGACAGGGAGAAGCTCAGCGTGCGCCTCCTTGCACCTGAGCGCGAGGCCCTTGAAGTAGTCATGATCGCGTGGCGCATCACCCCACAGAGTGTCCCAGCGAAGGAGCATGCCTCCCGCACACGCTTTCAAGCCCGTCACGCCGATCTTCCACACCTTGAACGCCTCGAAGTGCGCGGCGTACTCCGCCATGAGCTCCTCCTCGTGCAACCCCTGCTCGAGCAGGTAGGTCTTGAACGCCTCCCATGTGTCGAGCTGGGCGTTCCAGCACGTCTCCACCACGCGCTTGTAGGAGCAGTCGAACTTGAGCGCATGCATGCGCACGTAGGCTTGCGTCTTGACCTTGACCCGGTGCACGACCTCGCCGTTTTGCTCGAGCTGCACGACGAGCCCCTCGTGCAAGCCGCTCTTCATCTCGACTGAAAAGATGGCATCCTCGATGCTGCCGCTGTAACGCTCGGGCAAGGGAAGGGCGAGGTGCACGCTCAACCCCTCCATCGCCTCAAAGCCCATGTAGTGACCCCATGGATGCTCGGCGTCAGGGTGCACATAGACGGCATGGAGCACGAGCCCCGTCAACTGCCCGTAGCGCGTGATGATCCTGTTCTCGGGGTGAATGAGCTCACAGATGAGCGTCTTGCCGTACACGTACCTGGGGTCGAGCGCGCTCGCGTCATGCGAGGTGAGGATCGCGCGCGCCGCTTCCACGAAGCTCCACCCGGTCAAACCCTGTGTGCCCTCCCCTGCCCCGCGTGTGGCGAGCAGCACCTCTCCCTCATGCTCGAAGATCTGGATCATCGTGCCATCGAGCTTCTCGCAGAGCACGGCCTGGGCGCCCTCGTCGAGCAGGGTGTCGTGCAGGGTCGTGGCCGCCTGATGCAGCCCCAGGTTGTACATCTTGACGAGCGGGAGGCTCACCACGCGGTAGGGATCGCGCGCGTACACGATGCCCTTTGAGAGCAGCTCGTGAGGCTTCGCTGGCTCGGGGAGTTGCGGGCCACAGGTCGCCACGATCAGGCCATGGGCCATCTCGCGCTTCTTGATGCGGGGATCGGCGTCGATCTCGCGGAGCACACCGTGAGGGCACTCGGTCAAGGTCCTGAGCAGGTAGGGGATGTGCAGGGGGTGGAAGTCCATGATGACCGTGGTGTAAGTGGGAGGGGGTGTGGGGGGGTGGGGTTCTTTTTTCTTGTCAGGGGATTTAGCGCTTGCGCTGCTGCTTTCTCGCCTGTCTGGCTTTTCTCTTCTTCTCCCGACGCTTCCTCTTCCTGTTCGAGCCATGGAGCGCGCAGTCAACTCTGGCGATCTGCTCACGGTGTGCGCCGAGCGTCTCGAGGCCCTTCGCCACGCTCGAAAGCGCCGCAGAGAACGCCTCGCCGATGGAGGGGATGCGCTCATCCCCTGTCCTGTCCTGGGGGATGGGTTCGACGCGCTCCATGTGATCGAGGGCAGCCATGATGCGTCTCCCGGTATCGGTGATGGCCGGGGTCATGAGCGCACGCTGGGTCATGATCCTGTGTGGGCCTGGCTGACGGAGCTTGGCGAACGCGTTCCCCAGCGCAGTGACCTGGTCGTTTGTGCGTGTGGAGGTGTCAGCGAGCACCTGACTCATCCGGGCTGCGTCTTCCTCGGAGATGGGGTTGGCGAGATGGCGAAGTCGCGCTATGGGGTCATCACTCCCGGGCGGAGTCTGGATGCCCACACTCACAAAGGAGGGGCCAGCAACACGCCCCTGGATGTACCTGACCCCCTCCTCGTTGAGCTTCACCTCGGCGCTCATGCCATGCTCATCCTGGCGCACACTCGTCACCTCACCAAGCGGTTCTCCCTGCCCGTTGAGCTGCCTGACGACTCGAGGATGCTCTCGAGAGCCATCCAGATGAAGGATGTCCACCTCATCACCGGGCTCGACATGGTGGGCACGTCCTGCGACGCCACGAAGCTCGAAGGTGCCTTGTTCGGGGTCGAGTCGGCAGAAGAACACCTGCCCCTGTGCGCTCACGAACTCCAGCTCGTCTTTGGCAAGCTCTTGCGAGCTTCGTATATCGGCGCCGAGCATGGCCCCGTGGACATCGAGCGTCGTCCCCTCACCCACGCGCACCTCGGTGATGCGTGCCTCGGCAAGTCGCCTCGCCCTGGTTAGCGCGAGCGCCGCGAGTGAGGAAGTGTCATGGGCGTGCGTGGCCTCCAGATAGGTGCCTTCGACCTCATCCTCGTCGAAGACATACACGCCAGGCAGAGGACGGTCCGCTCTTGTCAGCTGCTCGACATGCATGTCCGGACCCGAAGCAAAATCAAGGTCACAGGTCAGGGGCTCGTCGCCATCGATCACGTCGCGCAAAGCATGTGCATAGGCTCGTGCCGATGCCTCGCGTTGCTCTGAAGACGAGGGCAACTTTGGCCCAACCTCATCCCACACGAGCCGGTGATGCATATCGAGAGGCGTGGTCCGCAGATCCGTTTTATCCTGAACATAAAGCTCCAGGAGGAGGAGGCGGCGCAGCGGTGCAAGATGATCTCGACACTGTATGAACGCACGACCTGGTCTTGTGCCGAACAGGCGGATCAGGTGTGCATCGCTCACGCGCTCTCGCACCGTATCGATGAGCAGGTCGGTCAGGTCGCGCAGATGTCCATTGCGACGAAACAGGCGCACACCAAGCGCCTCGAACTCACGAGTGAGAGGAGAACTCGGGGTGATGCCGAGGAACCTCTTATGGGCATCTCGCCACACACCTCTGAGCGAGCGCCCGTGACGTCCCATGTCAGCAAGCGCGCCCATCAACACCCCTGCACCCTCCGCGCTGTCTGCAAGAGGCGCAACGCCCACATCGCTGCGCTCAAAGACATCGACCATCTCCTCGGTTGAGATGTTCGCCCCCCTCGAGATGATGTCGATGACGCGGCGCTCATGCGCAAGGGATCTGGCAGGGCTCACGTGCTCTCTTACATCGAGCTCTTGGGCACGCACTGGAATTCCGCTGTGCAGAAGCGCGGCGTGCAAATGTCCCGCCATGGCATCGTCAGGGCTGTGCCAGGTCGAACCCATGGCACGCACGGTGAGCATACGTCCCTCGTCCCATCCATCGAGTTCATTCATGATGGCCTTGATGCGTGTCACCACAGCGAGCGGCACATAGCCATGGTGAGTCACCTCACCTGCGCCCTCCATGAACGCGAGGCCATCGCGTGTCTCGACGATGTCCACGGGCAGCCGGCCCGACCTGGTCATCGAGGCGCCCTGAAGCTCACACGCATCCCAGACATCGAGCACCTCACGACGACCACGGGGGAGGTTCGAACCCGTGCTTTCGGCCTCGGCGCGTGCGCTCCGCACCTCTCCGGCGAGCTGCGCGATCACCCCATCGAGGCTCGCGCAGGCACACACCTGACCATCCTGACCTGTGACCTGCCATGCCCCTTCCGACACGGACACCGTGCAGCTGCGCCGGGCAGGCAGGGCGAGGCGCGCCCACATCTCACCTGTGTCGGCGAGGTAGGGGTCATCCTTCCTGCGCGCGAGCCGGTGCGCTTGCCACGAGACGAGCAGCGCGGGAAGCCTCGTGAGCAGGTCATCGAACAGGAGCGCGTCACGCTCATGATGTGTGGGGTCACAGGTCAAAAGAGCTCCTCGAGTTCATCATCGAGTGCCGCACCAAAGGTCTGATCCCACAACCAGCCATCACGTTCTTCGTCCTCTCGCTCGATACGATCGCGGTGCGTGGAAGGATGATCCTCCTCGGCGAGTTCAAAGCTCACATACCGAAACCCGCGCGTGACGCGTTGTGTTCCAGGGTCGAAGGGCTCCTCGAAGACGACCGCGTCGATGCACTCCCACTCGATGCGGCCAAGCTCGACATACTTGATCTCGGCACACCCGACGACCATGCCATCGAGTTGGAAGAAGATGAGGTCGCCCGGGTGGACGCCCCTGGGCAGTCGGCCCATCTCCCACCATGCGTAACCCTCATCGGGCTCGAGCTTGTCCTCGATCAGATGGGTGCCCTCGTCTTTCGGGCAGATGACACAGATGTCACTCATCGCTCCTCTCCTCTCTTGCTGTCAGGTGGAAAGTCCTCGTCATCGCGCACGTTGCGCGCCGCCAGAAACCACGTCATCGTCCACAGCCATGTCATGGCGGCGAGCAGGAAAGTGAGCACAGCCCAGATGAGCCATGAGGTCACGTGCGCATAGACGAGCAGCCCCGTGCCGACGAACACGGGCACAGCACTCACACACGTCACGCCGAGACTCACGCTCCGGCGCACGAACTCCCTTGTCTCCTCGTTGGTCATCGTCTCCACGTCCTTCTTTCAGCCCTGTTCACGGTAGCGCCTGTGCAGCGCGCCAAAGGTCCATATCCACGCCAGACACAGGCAAGAGAGGATCCCGGTGCCAAGCAACGAGCATAGCCAGTGCAGATCGAATCTCGCTACAAAGAGCGCACACAACATGCCCACAGGCAACGTCTCCATGTAGGCGTACAGCCATGCTCGCCAACTCATGCCATCTTCCCTTCTAGCCTCGCCCTGAGCACCGGATCCACGACATCCTGTCCCTCGGCTATCCCGAGCACAGCTCTGTACCTCGCGATGAACCCCGCGAGCACACGGCGTGGGTCATCCGAGTCCGCACACGCGGCGAGGATGTCCCCGTGACACGCCTGTGGCGCGCAAAAGCACGCGAGCAGCTGGCCGCGCAGCTCATGGACTTCATCGATCAGGCCCGTGCGCTTCACATGCTCACAGTAGGGCCACAGGCACCTCGCCTCGCTCACCGGCGTACGCGGCTTCTCGAGGGGGAAGGGGTTTCCCCAACGGGTCGGGCGCCCTCCCCTACCGCGTCCGATGTAGAGATGTGACGCCTTCTCGTGGCGCGCCCTATGAACCGTGGTGACGCGTGTGGCCTCTTGCGGCACACAGGCGGCGCACGCTCGAGACGCGTGAGCCGTCACGTTGACCTGCTCGGTGCTCATGATGGATGCTCCGTATGTGCTTGAAATTCACAGGGATCATTCGATCAAAATCAGCCCTGTGTGTCAATGATGAACTGAGCATAATGCTCAGTTTACACAGAGTTCACACTGTAAATGATTTACAGTATGTGTAAGCCTTGCAAAGCCCTGTATCGCCTCCCGAACGCGATGCACATCATCCCAAGGCAGCGCTCGAACCAGCTCGAGCTCGATCCCTGGACACCTCGCGAGCACCGTCTCGACAAACTCCTCGACCTCCTCGAAGGTGTTCATCAGAAACACCTCCCCTTCCCTCCCATCGCGCAGCGCCATGAGCGCCTCCTTGCCCTGAAGGATCACGCCATCAGGGGTGAGGAACGCGCTGATCGTGCTCCTGAGCTCACCACCCTGCATCATCGACCTCCTGCACGCGTATCTCGACGCGTGGTGTATCCGCTCGCGTGAAGCGCCTGACCCGCAGTTCGCACACCTGCCTGTCGTTGTCATAGAGCACACCTTCGAGCGCGTCCTGGATCCCCTTGGCGTAGTTGTCCACATCGCCCATGCGGCTCCGGTTCGTAAGGTACACATCGATGTGCAGGGTCACGAACGCCTTGCCCCAGGAGCGCGCGCCCTCACACAGCGCCGCACCCCCGACCGTGCGCTTCCACACCGTATAGGCAGCCGTGTTTCTTCGCCCCTTGCCCGCGGTGCGATCCCAGGTCTTTGGGCGCCCTGGGAGTGTCATCTGGAAGGTGCGCATCACATGCTCACATCGCCATAGGGGAGAAAGAGCTCGCGGAAGCGCAGCCGCCCCAGTGTGCCGCCAATGTAGGTGACCTGCGTCTCGTGCGGCACGCGCTTGAACTGACGCTCGCCCTCATGCTCGGTATAGAACTCCACGCGCTCTGAGAGCTTGCAGTGCGCAAACCCCGCGAGCACGCGCCCCCAGCGCGTCGCGTTCACGCTCTTGGTGACGAGGATGAGCTCGTTGACCTCCCCGTTGATGTAGGCCTCGACCGCGCGCGCGAGCCACACGCCCATGGAGCTCTTCTTGACGCCAAAGCGCGTGGTCATCCGGCAGTAGGGCGGGTTCAGGAACACGGTCGTCTCCCGCCCATGGGTCTGCCAGCACTTCGTGAGGCCATCGTCCTCGGCGGTGAAGAACGTGCGCGCCCCGACGACCTCCTGGGCCTTTTTGCAGCTCGCCGGGTCGAGGTCGATGCGTCCACCGAGCGCCTCACGGCTCAGGGTCACGAGCCAGGCGGGGGTGTACCACTCGATGTCTTTGGAGAGGTGTTGGGCGTTGGCGGCCAAGGGGATCTCGTGTGCTGTGGGGGGAAGGGAGTGCAGGGGTGACACCGTCGCGAAGGCATCGGTGCGGGGGGTGCAGAGGGGAGGAGGGGTCTTACTCTTCTTCTTTTTTGGGGTCGGGTTTCTGGGCAGGATGGGGTGGCGCGGGGGAGGGCGCAGGCGGCACGGCCTGAGGAGGGCCGGGGAGCACATGGCGACGAAAGGGTGGGGGAGAGGGGCGCTGGGGTCGGGGTGTCGTCTTCACGTCGGCATCCTTTGAGGAGAAGGACTCGCGCGCGGCGAGGCCGTGGAGATCAGAGCAGGGAGGGAGGTGATGAAAGCGCTGCACGGCAGCGAGCTCGCGGGTCAGGTAGGTCACCTGGGCACACAGGGCGTCGTGGGTGGCGCCGAGCTCCTCGACGAGCTTCAGGATGTGCTTGCAGGTGTAGGCGATGCCTGGCTCACGCCGCTCGAGCACGCGCAGGTCTTGCTTGATGCGCTCGCCTGGGGTCATCGATGCGTCAGGGGTTGTGTCGGACAAAGCGAGGTATCGATCCATCGAGCAGCTCCTGCCAGCGGGTCAGCGGTTGGTTGTAGGTCTTGCCGGTCTGGATGTCGTGGTAGATGACCTCCTTCTGACCGTCTTCATTCGTCGAGAGCATCCACACCCGGTAGAGCCTGCCCTTGTAGTGGCGCCAGAGCTCGTTGCGATGAGGGGGAATGGGGGTGTCCGGTGTGATCATGACTCCTCATCGCGTGCAGGGGGTGCCTCGCGCGTATCGATCATCCCATCGCAACCCATTGAGTCGACCGTCCATACAACAGGGAGTGGCTCGAGGATGGTCCCATGTGAACACTCCAGGTAGCCGCCTTCAGTGCCGAGGTTGATGATATGGCCCTCGAGCTTCGCAGGCGCGAGGTCGACGCGCATGAAGTTCAACTCAGGCATATCGGGTTCTGTGTCCCACAGACTCTTCTCATGGATGCGCTCGAAGCGGAACTCATAGGCGTCTTCGATGCTCTGTGACAGGAGCTCAGCCGCCTGGTCGAGTTGGGCATCCGTCATGTGCGCAACAGGGTTGTATGGTCCCACGAGCGCACACTCCGGATACAGCGTGCGGCCCCATTCGAGGGTGCAGGACAGGGGCGTGGCATCGTGCTTGATCTCGAACTCGTGCACGCCCGTCGACTCGTGCTCGAGGTCAGACACGCGCGCCTTGAGCGCCTCGATCTCTTCAGCGAGCGTGGGCATCGCGCGCGTCACCCCGAGTGGTACGAACCGCTCGCGGAACGCATGTACCGGGAGCACGTGCTTGCCGCCATGCTCGTCCTCATAGAGCACACCGATGTGCGAGCGCAGGCCGCCGTGGATGAGCGGCGCGTCGACGAGCTCGAGCGCGGTGACAATCAGGCCCGTGGAAGACTCCTTCCACGCCTCGTTTTCCGTGAAGCTGAACATGGTGGGTTTCCTCTCGTGGAGTCAGTCGACCCACACGATGCGGCTCTTGCCGCCGTGTAGGTGGTTGTGCTCGAGGTCTTTCATGCTGTCGTACACGCTCACGCTCGCGGCCCTGGTGCGCCAGCGCATCACGCACTTCCCGTCCCCGAACTTCACGCCCTCGGCGATCAAACCTGTCCCGCTCACGCCGCTCACGTCGTCATCACGCCACAGCTCGAAGCGCGTGCAGGGCGCATCCTGCATGAAGTCGGGGAAGCTCTGGATGACACGCGGCTTGCCGAGGTCATTCGCCCATCTGGCCGCGGCCGAGACGACACGCTCACGAAGCATCTTCCAGTCCTCGGGGTCATAGGGCTTCGAGTCTGTGCGACCCACCCTGAACTTGCCGTTACTGGGCGCGCTCACGTACCAGTTCTTGAAGCGCCCCTCCTCGCACGGCTCGATGACCTCGAGCGTGCCTCCATACAGCTTGCCCATCCAGCCAAGCGTCACCCAGCAGGGGTGATCATCTGGGGTGCGCCACACGAGCGCGCGCCACGCAGGCAGCTTGAGCTCGATGAAGGCGTGCAGTGGGATCGACTTCATCTTCGACCCACGCGGCATATAGTGCACCTGACCGTCCTCATCCAGGACCCCCTGTATGGTCGGGGTGGCGAACTTGAGCAAGATCCTGGTCATGTCAAAACCTGTACGCTGACCCAGATGCACACGAGGTGCAGGGTGTTGTCGACGACGATGACGCTCCATGGCGCCATGTGCTGCTTGAATCCCTTCTGGCCAATACGGTCCATGAGCTTTGGAGCCAGGTCGAAGCGGTCGATGATGAAATGAGGCACGAGGATCGAGAGGTAGAACCAGGGCGAAAGCGCAGCCTTCGTGCACACCACGAAAGCGAGCGTGTAGAGCAACACGTGCAGCCCACACACGAGCGAGATACGGCGAAGCTTCTTCGCGCGCAGCACGTCATCACCCTCCATCATCACAGCGCGGCGATGTTTGCCCTGGGCGATGAAGTCGTTCTGAAGCAGGTAGTCCCCTGCCATGTGTGCCACGATGAGTTCGAATCCAAGCATCAGGTCTCCTTCTTTTCTTTGGGTACCGGGCGATAGCGCACGGGCCTGACGGGCTCCACGACACGACAAAGGACGGTGCCTTTCTCATCGATGAGCCTTCGCACGCCCATCGTGACGCCCTGTCCTGTGGTGGGGTTCACGAGCTGGAGCTTGCCCTCGATGAGCACGGGGTAGAGCCCGTCGAGCGGTTTGGTCGTGTCGTAGTAGCGTGGCTTCTCATCACTCAATGCAGACCTCCTTGTGGTGCAGGCTCGAGCCTCTCAAGACGGGCGAGCAGCACCTTGATGGCGGCATGGTCCTCCTTGTGACGCGCGATGAGCTGGTTGATGTAGATCGGCACGTCGAGCCCGATGAGCTCCACGCTCACCCACCCGAGGCACACCTGGAGCTGGCGCTCGTGCGTGGCCACAAAACACCCGGCGAAGTGCGCGCCGAGACAGACATGGAGCGTGACGCCTTTTTGTGGGTCAGCATCCTTTGGAGCAGGCCTCGTGTATCCAAGAATCCGCCCCATCACGCAGACTCCTCGAGCAAGGCGAGCACGCGGCCATGAATGGCCATGGCCCTGTACTCCTCGCGCTCACTGAGCTGCGCGTGGATGCGGCGGAGCACATCGAGCAGCGCCTCGCCACGGATGATGAGCCCCTCGCGCTGACAGCGCTCGATCTCGACGACGAGCGCCTCCACATCGAGCATGGACACGGTGTCTCCCTCGACCTCGAGGAACACGTGCCCCTTGCACCACAGCTCGGCGCTCACCTCGTCCATGTGGCGCGACTTGACGCGCACCCCTCGGTGCGTGTCGCGCCTGAAAGGACCGAGGGTCGAGTCACGCAGGGAAGCGCCAGCGAGCGCGCCAAGGAGAAGTGTACGGGAGGATGAGTGCATCTAGAGGGCTCCACGGAAGGCAAGGATGAGTTCGAGGGCACACAGGGCGATCAGCGTGAACACGCACACCGCGATCCACCCGCCCCAGATGACAAACCCCTGGTCTCGAGGCAGGGCATAGAGTGTCAGACCAATGAGCGTGGCGCTCACCACGCACTGTGAGACGATGAGCGCAGACTTGAGGGTCGAAGGGGAGGCCATCACCGCAAACCTCCCTTGATGTGCCGGTAGCGCTCCACCTCGCGCAGCACATCAGGCACGGCGCGGTGCGTGGAGAGCTCTTCGGTGTGTTCGACCTGGTAGGGTGTTTCTCGAGCAAGGGTCTCGCAGCTCGTGATGTCCACGTGGCGATAGCTCATGTGCTCGAGCACGCGCGGCATGTGGGCAGCGAGGAAGCGGCGCTCGAAGTCCGGGTTTCTCCCCCCGAGGTGCACGCGCGACAGGGGCACGTCACATTGCAGGATGGCGCCGAGGAGGCGCTGCTCGACGACGCGGCACGAGAGGGTGGGTTGGGTGGCGAGGGCGTCGAGCAGGCCAGAGCGTGTGTGCGTCTCCTTGACCCAGGGGTTATGTTCGACGCGTGCGCGGCCTGCCTTCGAGAGGGGGAGCCAGGCGTGGAGGTGCACGCCCTGGTCGCCAAGATGTGGGGCACCGGGCATGCTCACGGGCTCGCCCCACACGTCGGTCAACAGGAGCGCCACCTCGAGGATCTCGTCGAGCTCGGCGTCAAGTCCTGTGGTCTCGACATCGAGCCACGCGATCAGCGCGCAGGTCTTGTCCTCACTCCCCTTCATCGCACGCTCCAGACAAGCGGGGCACCTCGTTGTACTCGAGGTGGCCGAGCAGCGCGCCGAGGCGCTCGAAGCGGCGAATCGGATGCACAGGCTCCCCATCGACCATGCGCGACACCTCCCAGGCCTTGAGCTCGTTGTGGGTGATGAAGAACTCGAGCCCGGAGAGCTCCACCATAGCGAGCACCTCGGCCTCGTCATCTGGCTTCCCCATCTCACGCAGCGCGGGCATCGCCCGCATGTGCCAGCTGAGCTCCTCACGCGGGGTGTTGTAGTTCACGTTGTAGGTGTTGGGCTCGAGCAGCGCATACCCCTTGGGCCAGAGTCCGGACGCTGTACTCGGCTTGCCGGTGGGTGCAGAGGGGGGTGGGGTTTTACTCATGGATTTTTCTCTTTTGAGCCTGCACCAGACGTGACAGCTATTCTGGATGGGACAAAGTGAGCACGGCGACGGGAGGCGTCCTCGCGAGAGGGGAAGCTGTGGAGGCAGAAGATGTGATGGGCCTGACCGAGCACATAGGGGGCAGTCCTCTCGCCCTTGAGCAGGGTCTTCAGGGTGCCAGCCTGGCAGTCGAGCAGACCTGCCACAGCGTCTTCGCCCCAGAGCGTGACGGCGCGGCGCGTGGCGAGCGCGACCTCACGGCGATAGGGGCTCGTGCTGGGATGAAGGGGTGGAAAGGTCATGGAGAGTGTGCCGACTTTGAAGAGAGGGTCTCTCGTGGCGACGCCCACGATTCGTGATGAAAGGGAACCTGTCGTGGTGTGCGAGGGGGTGATTCATGCTGGCCAAAGCACAAGGAGGGTTGTGGTTTGGTGTCCCTTGCACGTTCACGAAGACCTTGCTGTGGCACGAGTCCGAGGGCTCATCGCCGGAGAGAGGCCTCTCTCTTCAAAGAGGCTACCGAAGTATGTGTGGTGTGATTACTTCATGAGTGTGCTCCGTATGGGTTGCTGCACGCTTGACCGCTGGCGTGTACAGGGCCGTCATGGGTTCACACCTGGCCTTGACCTCTTCTCCCCTCGAAAGGGGAGGCTCATGAACGAAAGAGGCGACGGACGCACAGGATACGCTGACGAGGGATGGATTGTGTCGTGTCCGAAGTACCCCTCCATTCGATCAAAAATGGGGATCGGTGTCAACGGTGAACTGAGCATTATGCTCAGTTCACCGTTGAGCCATGATGAACTGTAAACCGTTTACAGTTCACATGCCCATCGCGAGCGCGGTCACGACCATCTTGAGCACCTCGAACGCGAGGTTCACACCGATCCCCTGAGCGAGCACAGGCCAGTTCTCCATGTGCTTGTAGTAGTGGAACGCGTTCTTGATTGCCTGCATGCTCATGCCATCGTTTTGAGCGTGGGCCACGCACTCCCTGGCCACATCGATGGAGGTCTTGTTCGTCACATCGACTCGCTCGAGGTAACTCAGGAGCTTGATCATGTCCGCATGAGAGCCATCCTCTTGGCGGTCATTCATCGTGCCCTGCATCAAGTGCACAAGGTGTCCTTGATAAATGCTGGGATCTTCGATCTTCTCGAATGGAGAGTAGTGTACGGATTGCACCTGAGATACATCACCCAAAGCGCTGGCAACCTGAAATGTGTTGTGTGATGCGCTATTCTCTATGGTGATGGTCTGAGACTGGTCGATATGAGAGCGCTGTTCACGACGCAACTCATGAGCGATGTACTCATCGGCATCCCAACCCTCCTCAACATGCTGGGCAATATCTCGAATCATAAGGCCCAAACCATGCAGCTTTGAAAAACGAAATGGAGCTGTGCCAGCCGCAGAGAGAACCTTCACTGCGCCTATCCCTTCAAGAACTTCAACAGAGTCATGGATATGATTGATATGATCCTGGCTGAGCTCATCGACCTTCAGATTGAGTGCTCGGACGATATCACGGCGGTCTACATATCCGCCGTGACGATCACGCAAAGCAATCACAATGGCGTTGAGGATCTCCACAGCAGGGTCAATGGCAGGTCGACCGAAAGCTTCTACCCCCTCCATGGTGATTTGATAGCTTCCTTTTCCCTTGATGATAAGCCTTTCCTCAACCAGTTGGGCGAGAGCCCACGAGAGCACCTGGGGAGCATCAGGGCCATCATCAGGGTCTGGCCTGACCACACTCCAACCGTTGCCCGCTTGGACAAACTCCTCAAGGAGTTCTCGCTTCTTTGCTTTGACTCGACGTCGAATGGGTTCAACTGACTCCTCTCCACCCTGTTCCTGTTTCACACTCATGCCCACCCCTTTCGCGTCTTGCCAGCCTGAGGCCAGCTTTTGTTTCGCTTGTCAGCCCAGTGCCGAATCCCTCCTGTCTCGTGCTCGACAAAGATCTCACCCTCATCGATCAGGGCAATCAGGGACTTGTGGAACCGATCGAGGTGACGCCCCTCTGGCCATCCACACGCCTGCATCAGGCGCCCTGTCGTGGGCGCTGAAGGAGCCTGCGCAATGGCTTCGAGGATCAGCGCCCTGAAGCGTGCGCGCTCCTCACGTCTTGCTCGAGCAGCCTCGCGCCTGAGGCGGCGAACGCGCTGCTTGTCCGTCTCCTCCTCGTCTTCCTGGGACTTGACCTCCCACGCCCGCCAACTTCTTGCGCCGAGCTTGATGACGAGGCCTTGCTCGGCGAGCTGCTGAACCTCACGGTGCAGGGCAATCAACCCCACCCCACGACGATCGATCTTTTGAATTTGACGAAGGGTCAGTGTCTCGGGCGCAGCCGTGCGCAAGATCTCCAGCACAATCCGTGTGCCGGGGGAATCGGGTGAGTCCTGCATCATGCCTTCTCTCTTGCTCATGATGTGTATGTCATATCCCATGCCAGGCAGGCGCCATCTCTCCAAAAATGGAGCCCGCCTGGCATGGGTGCGTAGTCCACAAGACTACTGTACATATTATCAGATGCGCAAGAGGCTTATCGTCAAGGGACGAAAGATGGGGATGTGCCCTCGACACCTCCTCACTCTTTGACGCGCCCCGTGGCGCGGTTGTACGCCTCGCGCAGCTCGGCGTGAATGCGGCCAGGGTGTGCAGGATTACTCGGATCGATGAGGTAATAGGTCGAATGCACGCCATAGTCCGAGTCGATGGCGTCACGACGAAGCATCAGGATGACGCGGTCGCCATCGAGTCCAAAGCGCCTGATCTCGCTCACGGGGATGTCCTGAATCTGGTCGTCTTCGGCCTCGAACGTGATGACCACGAGGTCGCCCTCGTTGGTGATGCAGCGCACAGGGTCGCTCATCCTCTCGATGTGCTCGAACGTGTCTTCAAGGGTGTGCATGGCTCTCTTCTCCTTTGCATGCTCCCGCCATGCACGGCGTGTGCAGAGGGGGGAGGGGGGTAGTTTTCTTCAGGATGCTCAAGCACGCTGGCGCGCAAGCGCTCTCACATCCAATCGTTGTCATCCTGCACCACGTTGAGGTGCAGCACGTGTTTTCCTTGTTCATTTTGCTGAACACGGTCAGCGCGAAAGTCTGAGCCATAGCGCCCATCGAGGTCTGCGATCTTGCCGGTCTTGCCATCGAAGAAGAGCTTCGTGGTGCCGATGGCGCCTTCTCGATACTTGCGGGTGATGATCTCCATCACGCCCACGTCCTCGGTGTTCGGGTCATACACCTCATCACGGTAGATGAAGCTGATGATGTCGCCATCCTGCTCGAGCTGACCGGCTGCTTTCAGGTCAGACATCCAGGGGCGCTTGTCGGTGCGATCCTCACACTTCCTGTTGGGCTGGGCGAGCGCCGTGATGTTGCACTCGAACTCGCCAGCGAGCTCTTTCAAGGTGCGTGAGGTGTTCGCCACGAGGTCCACATCAGAGGCATTCGGCATGGCCCTGTTGCGCACGATCTGGGCGTAGTCGATGAACACGACATCGAGCCCTCCTGGCATCTCGGCCACCTTCCGGATCTGACGTCGAATCCTTGAGATGTCACACCCCGGAGCATAGTCGATGGCGACCTGAGCCTCGATGAGCTTGCCTGTCTCGTGCACGAACTTCGTCCACTGTTGCCTGCTCACGCTCTTGTTTTTGAGCGCGCTCCTCGAGAGTCCCGAACGTGAGTAGAGGATGCGCTGATACCACTGCGACGGCTTCATCTCGAGCGAGAAGATGAGCACGCGCTTGCCCTGATCGAGCGCGAGGTTTGCCGCAAGCGTACCCGCGAGCGCGCTCTTTCCCATCGAAGGTCTCCCACCAAGGTAGATGAGCTCGGTGGGCACGAACATGCCGTCATCAAAGAACTCATCGAGCGTCTTGATGCCTGTCGGCAAGCCTCGCATGATGTGGGTCTGCTCACCCTTGTAGGTCGCTTCAGTGTCCTCGAACACGATCTTTGCGCCCTGCTTCCCCCAGCACAACTCCTCCTTGCCGTCATGCTCGGCGAGCAGCTCGACGAGCTTCCCCACGAGTTCCACAAAGCCCGGGTAGTCGTTCAAGTTGTCTGCGGCCTTCTGGATCAGACGCCTCGCCGCTTTGATGAATTGCCAGAGCTTGGCTTTGCGTGAGATGATCGTGGCGTAGTAGCTGACATTCGTGGCGCTGGGAATCTCCGAGGAGAGGCGCGCCAGATAGTTTGGCCCACCCACCGCATCAGAGAGCCCGTCAGCCTTGAGGTGATCGTGGACCGTGATGACGTCGATGGCTTCCTGCTTGTGGTAGAGTTCGAGCATCGCCCGGTAGATGTGGCGATGACTCTCACGGTAGAACATCGTGGGGTCGAGCTCGCTCTCACAATACTCCATGACCGTATTATCAAGGAAAATCGCGCCGAGCGCGCTGCGCTCGGCCTCCTCGTTGTGGGGAGGGATGATGAGCTCGCCATCCCCGAGCGCCTGCTCGAGCGAGGCGATTTTCTTCTTGGCCTGCTCGAGGTCTTTCAAGACGTGCTCGAGCTTGGGCTGGGGTGTCGCAGTCTGGTTCATGACTTCCCTCCTGGCACGAGTTCGAGGCGCCATGCACGGGCGAGCCTGATGTCTTGATCTGGCTTTGCTGCCATCTCTCCACGAATACGGTCGTGATACTGCCCATCAATGGCGAAGTGTCCAGCCTGCTTCAGGTCACCAAAGGACGCGTTCGACACGATCATCACGCTCACCCCGAGGTCATAGAGTTCGGCGAGCAGCCCCCGCCAGCGCGACTTGGCCCACTCGGGCTGCTCGCCCCGCCCCATCTCGTCGATGCACACCAGGTGGTGGCGCTTGATGTCCTGTTCGAACGCGTCGGCATCCTTTGACCCGAGGACCCTCATGGCCTGAGGTTCGGTGATGTACATCATCCTCGGCGCGCCGAGGTGGGGCACCTCATGAGCGCTGTTTCGTTTGATGTGAGCTCTGGCAATGAGCTCGATGCACTTGAGCATCGCCATGGTCTTGCCTGTGCCGTAGTCGCCCTGGATCCATGTGATGCGTGGCGGGTCCTCGCTGCCAAAAGCCTTGGCGTACGCGTAGGCCATGTGCTCAGGCTTGAACGGAATGCCACGCATCTTGGCGAGCAGTTTCGCAGGCGCTTTGCTCTGTGCGAGCACGTGGGCAAGGCTTGCGTTGCAGCGCTCGACGCGCTTTGCGGCAAGAAAACCCGTCTCGCATGGCTCACATGACCCGAACACATACCATCCTCCTGTCAGCGGATCAGGCATCGGCTCGATGTACTCACGCTCACACACAGGACAGAGCTGTGGTGCAGGCTTGGGCTGGAGTTTGGGGAGGATGTCTTGCTTGTCTTCAATCACTGCACACCCCCTTTGAGCGCTTCGATGCGCGCGAGCACAGCCTCCCGAGCCTCGAGCCAACGTGCATTGATGGCATATGGCTCAAGCCAATCCCACGCCTCATCATTGTCCTTGAAGCCTGCTTCACCAAGCAATTCATGGACCTCATACCGCAGGTGCGAGCCGCCCTCGATGGCCTCGATGGTGACGTCTGCGGCATCGAGGCAGCGCTTGGGCGCGGATGATGGTGTGACGCTCACCTTGTTCCAGCTCGCCGGGTTCGCCAGCCGCTTCTTGGCGTAGTTGAACAAATGACGGGTGGCACGCTCCCGACAGGTCGCGATCTGCTCCTCGACCTGCGCGAAGAACGCCTCCTCCCCGAGCAGCGCCACGATGGATGCGATGCCTTGCTCGAACTCCTCGAGGTCTTTGCATGTCTGGCTCCTCAGCACACACCCGTGCCAGGCGAGCAGCGCCAACGCGTAGCGTGCAGGGTGTCCAATCGCTTCGATGCGCGCTCTGCACCCAGGCTTGTTCGGTACGATCCAATCAAAGTCCTCTGGGCGCACACTTTGCTCATCCGGCGCCGCGGCACCTTTCACCGACTCATCCAGGCTCGACGGTGCTGTCGCCTGATACGCGGCCTGGGGGACCACTTCATCGACGTCGATGGTCCTTCGGTCTTCACGAAGGGTCAGCTCGATGACCTCTGCCTTCATGTCCTCGTGATGAAGCTCGAAAGAAGAATCAGAAGAAAATCCATCCCCACCCCCATCAGCACACTCGTCGGGTTTTGCACTCCCCCTCGATTCTGTTGTGGGGGGTAGGGGGGGATTATTGATCTGTTTTACTGATCTGTTTATTGGATCGGTTATGTCCGAAACTGAGTTTCGCACTCTCCGAAGCTCAGTTTCAGTCCTCTCCGAAACTGAGCTTCGCACTTCGGAAGGATCAGAGGTGCGAAACTGAGTTTCGCACTCTCCGAAGCTCAGTTTCGCACCCTCCGAAACTAAGCTTCGGACATGTTCGGGTATGGTGAGTGTGTATTGGTAGCGTTCGCCTGGCATACGTGCCACGCGAATCCACCCCTCTTCGATGAGGCGTTTTCTGACTTTGGTGAGGTAGCGGGGGTTGCAGCGTACGGCCTTGGCGAGCTGCTTGTCGGAGGGGTAACATTTTCCTCCGGTCTTCCAGTCTGCCCAAAAATTTATCAGACAGTAGAGCACCGTTGTATCGGTGGTGCTCGATGGCCCGTGGTCACGCACGGCCATCAAATAATTGTCTCTGAACATCGTCGTTCCTTCGAGTTTTTCGTTTCTCTTCATGCCCAGCATCTCCTCCACCCGAGTCAACAGGTGGTTTCTACAGGAGGTTGCTGCGCGCTTCTGGTCTTACCTTAAAGTCAAGTTGCGATTTCTGCAACTTGGAAAGTCTAACCATCTTCCTCCTTCGCGTTGGTCCAGTGGTACACATTGACACCTGCCGACCTGATATGCCGACCTCTGCTCGTCACAGAAATAATTCCAAGTGATTGACATTCCTTGGTTTTTACATCGACGGTCCTCTTTGAAATCCGTGCCATTGGAGCAAGATTACTTTGCGTGATCGAGGCGAGATCCTCGTCGCCCATCTCCAAAATCAGTGCGATCAGGAATGTGATGGTCGACGCACTGGTGATTCGCTCATCAGACACAACTTGACCTATGCGCTCCCAGACCTTATTCTTTCCAGGAGCGTTGTTCCAGACGCCGAGTTTTTCAAAGCCGCCGCCTTCTTCCACAGAGGCGGCGGTCTTGTTTTCTTGGCCAGCAAGATCGTCGGATTCGTGACTCATCTGACCTCCTTCAAGCCTAAAAACGCCCAAAAACGCTGCCAAGTAGTTTTTGAAATTTCGTTCAAAAAAATTTTCCGATAGCCGATTTTCCGAGGAAACACTTTTGGTTGGAACGTGACCATCCTCGGTTTTGAAAGTTTTGATCGTGATACGAGCGTGAAAAAGGGCGCCGATCGGGATGATCGGCGCCCTTTTTTGGATCGGTCTGGATCGATGTGGTGCGTGAGTCGTGTGGCTTGCCGAGATCGGTGCCTCGGATCACCTGGCCGCTCTGGCGCGCGCCTCGCTCGTGCTGTGACGTGTCCCCCATGCCTGTTCATGGGTCGTGTCATAGCAGGCCCTCCATGCTCTTGATGAGCGCGGACAGGCTCTTTGCTTCGACAGGGGTCTCGGCAGGGAGCGGCTTGATGGACCACAACACCCAGAGCTTGCCTTCAGCCTGGCAGTACTCGCGCGCGGGCACCTTCTGTTGCTCGAAGAGCGCGACCTTGCTCCCGAGCTCCGCGGGGGAGGGGAGCGGCGTGATGACACACTGCCCCTTCAGGGCAGCCTGTACGGCCTTTCGCCAGGCCGAGTCCGAGGGCTCCCTGAACGCGTTGACGGGCGGGAGAGGAGAGGTCGTCTCGTGCACCTCCTCCTCCTGTGCCTGTGTGCCAGGTTCGGAGCTCACCGGCGCGTCGAGCGGCACGAGCTGCTCGCCCTGATCGGCGCGCTTGAACACGCCAGTGGGCTGTGCATTGACCTCGACCAAAGTGTCAGGCGTCTGAGCATTATGCTCAGATTCCACAGAGGCCGATTTCCTGTTCGACTCTCTGATCCCTGAGACATCGCGTGCCGTCCCATCCGCGCTCATGACCTTGTCGCGCTCGGGGATGATGTCCTGGTCGACCATCTCGCGGCGCACCTTGCTCACGAAGGTCTGAGACACGCGGCACTTCTGCGCGATCATGCGGTCAGACCACTTCCTCCACTCCTTGTCGCCAAGCGCCTTCTCCACCACACGGCGCTTATCAGAGCGCGTGCGACGAAGGCCGTGCTTGTCGTTGACCTGGAAGCTGTAGAGCAGCGCGTCGCGCAGCGTGCCTCGGTGACGCTTGACCTGGAAGTGCGTGATGCCCTTCTTCTTGGCGGCCTTGTAGCGGTGCCACCCATCCACGAGCCAGATCGTGTCACCCTTCTCGAACACCACGAGCGAGGGCCACTCGTCGCCAGACTGGTCGACGACGATCCCGTCGCTCCTGACCTTCATGTTCTGGGCGTACTCCTTGACGGCGTTGTCATCCTCGCTGACGCGCGGCTGGAGCTGGCGCTTCAGGGTCACCTCCTCGAGCGCGACCCTGTCTCGTTTGTCGCGCCCTGCCATCTGACCCACCACCCCGAGGCCCTTGTCACTCTTCTTGCGTGTTGCACCCATAATGTCTTTAAATCCTTTGCGAAAACCATTCGCTGACTGTGCGGTAATCCTGCGCGCCCTTGCTGTCCGGGGCATACTGGTAGATCGGTGTGGCATAGCCCATCGACTCGGCGAACACAATCGAGTGGTTGATTGGCGGGCTCGTCTGGCCCTCGTACTCGGTGTTCAGGTGTTCGACGACCTGGCTGGCGTGGTTCGTGCGCCCGTGGAGCATCGTCGGCACGAACCCGAGCGTGAAGAGGTCGGGGTTCTCATGCTCCCTGACCTCCTCGATGGTCTGAAGCAAGTCATACATGCCGAGCAGCGCGATCGACATGCACTGCACCGGGATGATCACGGCGTCACTTGCAATCAACACGTTCTGCGTGATCACGCCGAGCTCGGGCGGGGAGTCGATGATGATGTGGTCATACTGCGTGGTGAAGCCTCGCAGAGTGTCACGCAGGCGTGTGAGCGCCACAGGCCTCTGCGCGAGCTCCGTGGAGACGCGCGCGAGCTGCCTGCCGCCTTCGATCAGGTCCACGCC